GAACCAGTTGGTCCAGTGGGACCGGTATCACCTTGAGAACCAGTGGCACCAGTTGGGCCAGTATCACCTTGAGAACCAGTTGGTCCAGTGGGACCAGTATCACCTTGAGAACCAGTAGCACCAGTGGGACCAGTATCACCTTGAGAACCAGTTGGACCAGTATCACCTTGAGAACCAGTAGGACCAGTTGGACCAGTATCACCTTGAGATCCAGTTGGTCCGGTATCACCTTGAGAACCAGTGACACCAGTTGGTCCAGTATTTCCTTGAGAACCAGTAGCACCAGTTGGACCAGTATCACCTTGAGAACCAGTAGCACCAGTTGGGCCAGTATTTCCTTGAGAACCAGTTGGTCCGGTATCACCTTGAGAACCAGTTGGACCAGTTGGACCAGTATCACCTTGTAATCCAGTAGCACCAGTTGGTCCGGTATTTCCTTGAGAACCAGTTGCACCAGTCATAGTAGCACTTCCTGCTACACCAGTAGGTCCAATAGCACCAGTAGCACCCGTAGGTCCAATAGACCCAGTAGGACCAACTAACCCACCTCCAATTATATTATTTGGATAGCATTCAGTAAGAGACGTTTTTATAGGACAATTAATTTTAAAATTAACAACCATTTATTTACATTGAACTTTTAAAATTTTAAACACGTTTAAAATTTATTTATAAATTAAAAGAACACTTTTTTTTATAAATGAGTTCACGTAAGAAAAAACGAGATGATAATGATAATTATAAATCCGATGATGACTCCTGTGTAGAAAATTTAAGAAATATAAATAGGGAAGCTTATAATAATTTAGTAGAAACTAGATTAGAAATACTAAAAAATGAACCAAACATTATAAAAATATTAGAACAACCGTTATTTAAATATGATAGAGCTAATTTACTACAATTATATGAAATATACAAAATAACACCAAATGATTCTGAAGAATGGTTAGAACTTAGAAACAAAATCATCAAATTATTTGACGAATGTAAAAACAATTACAGCCAATATTGTATGTATACAAAAGAACAACACGTTGAAATGAAACAACAACTTTTAGTTTTAGATAATTATAACCCGAATGTAGATTTACAATATAAAATACTCCAGTTACAAACCAGTATACAAAATAAAAAAACAATATACAGTAGATACAAAGAACTAAAAGAAATGTCTTCAAAGGATGAAGAAAAAGGGAAACTTAAAAACTGGCTAAATTTGGCTATTTCAATACCTCATGATAATATAAAAACATTTCCATACTCGTCTAAAAACCAACTTACTGATTTTCTTCTGCATATATCAAAAACATTGGATAAAGAAATATACGGTATGAAATTTGTAAAAGAGCAGATACTTTTATTTGTTTCATTAAAAATACAAAACCCTCATATGAAAAAATGCTCTATAGGATTGATAGGACAACCAGGAACTGGAAAAACAGTTATTTCTCGTCTATTAGCGCAAATATTGGACTTTCCGTTCGAGCAGATATCTTTAGGTGGTATATCAAACCCTGATTATCTTAAAGGTCATGAATATACTTATATTGGCGCACAACCAGGAGAAATAGTTAAATGTATGACAAGAATGAAATATAAAAATGGTATATTGTTTTTAGACGAATTTGATAAAATATCAGATAATAAAGATATATGCTCGGCTTTACTTCATATAACAGATCCTGTTCAAAATTCCGAATTTAGAGATACATTTCTAAGCGATATCACAATAGATCTTTCATATATTTGGTTTATATATTCAATGAATGAATTACCATCGGATTCTGCCCTAAGAGATCGTATTTTCACCATTGAAGTACCTGGTTATGATTTGAAAGACAAAATAAATATAGTTATAGATTATTTTTTACCAAAAGCATTAAAAAATATTAATGTTCCAGAAAAATCTATTATAATTTCTCCAACTGTAGCAGAATATCTAATTAAACAAACTAAAGATTGGGAAAATTGTAACGGTGTTAGACCTATTGAACAATTAATTACAAATATTGTAGGAAAAATAGATTTTTTAGTTAAACATAAAGGATTTGATGTATCATTTGATATAGTAGGAAAATCTATAAAATATCCAGTAACATTAACTAATGATATAATAAAAATTATGTGTTAAATTAAATAAATATAAGTATTATAAATATAAGTATTATAAATTTTAATAAAATTTATAATTATAAATGAGTTTTAGAATACATCGATATAGATCGTGTGATTTTAATAACAATAATAACAATAATAACAATGTAAGATTTATTACTGAAGATAATAGTCAATTATTATACAATGATAAATATATATTTATAACAGAAAAATCAGTCAAATCTGTTATTTTACCTCAAATTGATAGTTATGTATACGGAAAATCAATAACTATTGGTAATAGAAAAAAAGAAGTTAGCGATATTAAGATTTATCCTTTTAGAAATAATATAATCGCTGATCAGGATATTAATTGTTATCCATATCTTTGTTTAGAAAATCCTTTCACAGTAAAATTAATCGCTGATAGTTTTAATAGTTGGTATAATACGACGAATTAGATAACAAACCACGAGTTGTATCCATTATAAAAAAAAGATACAATATATGTACTAAAGTCGTTATTATTGTTAGAATTATTATGAGATATTACATAAAAACTATTTTTAGTTAAACTATCTATTAAATTATTTTCTTTTGGTAAAAAAATAATATCACATTTTTCTATGTTATTTTTTATATGTATTATTATCTGTTTTGTTAAACTATTATTTAATGTAATTATAGGTAAAAAAATAGGTAATGTAACTGTAATTAAACTACCACCTCCATTGATAATAAATTCACTACTATTATTAATCTCCTTTATATCATTGTATTTTATTAATTTAATATTGTCATATTTCTTAGTAACAATACTTGTTTCTGTATAATAGTTTATATATATTTTATCATTTATTATTTTTTTAACAATACAATATATCATATCTTTATTCATATCGCCTAAATTTGATAAAATAATTTTTCTGCCTACACTGATATCAGTGTCAATGTAATTAAAATAATATTCATTATTTTCTATACTAATACTAGTATCAATATTTTTTTCATTGTATTCACATATTTCTCTAGAATGACTATTGTTATAACCATATTTCAAGAAATTAGTACGATCTACCTTTTCATTGTTTATATTTACGGATATTTTATCTATGGTAATATCGGCGAGTTCAATAGTCGCGTATCCGTGAGAAACAAACTTTTTTGCTGCAAACACATAGTTAGACATTTTAAATCAACATTTTTTTTTATAAATAGTCATTTGAAAAAATAGTCACAATAATTTAAAATGTTTTGTATATATAAAAATAAATGACTATTAGAAATTTTAATTCTATATATTCTTCTCAAACTACTGAAAATACTTCGGATCTTTTAAATCAAGTATCAACAGGTAAGTGGGATAATAAATTTGACGGTTTAACGCTTTTTAATTCTCAGGTGAGAGTGGCGAAAGTATTGACTGTTGATGGTGCTGCTAATATTGGCGGTGCTTTGGCTGCTAGCGGTGCTGTCAGCGTTGGTGGTGATCTAAATTTAGGCGGTGTATTAAAAGGCCCAGAAAACTTTACTATTGACCCGTCTCCATATGGAAATGATGCAGGAATTCTAACAATAAAAGGACACACGGTCTGTAATAATAAATTAAGTGCTTACAAAGAGGTTTGGTTCTCGGACAACGTTATTTTTTCAAATCCAACCGGAGTGTTTTCTCAAAGCGGTTATTCAAATTTTAGTAAAGATGCTACTTTTGGCAGTTCTTTGGCTGCTAGCGGTGCTGTCTCTTTTGGTAGTACTTTGAATGTAACTGGTGCTACTACTTTGAATAACACTTTGTACGGTACTGGTGATGCTACTTTTGGCGGTGCTTTGGCTGCTAGTGGTGCTGTCTCTTTTGGCAGTACTTTGAATGTAACTGGTGCTACTACTTTGAATAACACTTTGTACGGTACTGGTAATGCTACTTTTGGCGGTGCTTTGGCTGCTTCTGGTGCTGTCACCGTTGGTGGTGCTACTACTTTGAATAACACTTTGTACGGTGCTGGTGCTGCTACTTTTGGCAGCACTTTGGGTGCTTCTGGTGCTGTCTCTTTTGGAAGCACCTTGAATGTGGCCAGTACTGGTACTATTGGTAAATTATATGTAACTGGTGATACCAAGTTAGATGGTAAATTATTAGGGCCTTCTAACTTTGTTATTGATCCAGCCACTCATAATGATGAGACCGGAACTGTCGTAGTTAGAGGAAATTTAGTATCAAACGGTACTTTGGCTGCTTCTGGTGCTGTCACCGTTGGTGGTGCTACTACTTTGAATAACACTTTGTACGGTGCTGGTAATGCTACTTTTGGCAGCACTTTGGCTGCTTCTGGTGCTGTCTCTTTTGGCAATACTTTGAATGTGGCCGGTGCTGGTTCTTTCGGTACTATTAGTAGTAGCAATACTTTTAGTTGTGCTGGTCAAGCGGATCTGGCTTCCGGGGCTCTTTTAGCTACTAATGGTGGTGGGGTTGGTCATGTTAGATTGAAAAATAGTTTGTACGGTGTTGGTGCTGCTACTTTTGGCAGCACTTTGGCTGCTAGTGGCCCTGTCTCTTTTGGCAATACTTTGAATGTAACTGGTAATACTACGTTAGGTGGTATATTATTTGGACCTTCTAACCTTGTTATTGATCCATCTCCAATTAATGATGATCAAGGAACTGTCACAATCAAAGGAAATTTAGTAGTGCAAGGGATGACAACAACTGTTAACAGTGAAAATCTTGATGTAAAAGACATAAATTTAACACTTGCTAAGGGTTCTATAAACGGTAGTGCGTCAAACGGCGCCGGTTTATCTATAGAACTTGGACCTGACTTATCTGCCGGAGCCGCAACAGGAGCTGTTAAGTCAGCCAATCTTAAATATGAATATGCTGCCGATAACTTTCGTTTCGATAAACTAGTTCGATGTGCAAGCGGGCCAGTCGATAACGACGATCTTTCCAATAAAGCATATGTCGACGCCCGTATAGTAGCCGCCGCAAGTACTATTACCCCGAATAGTATAGGTATGAATTTAATAAATGGTTTTAAATTTAAAGTTGTTACAATTAGTGCGGATTTCAATGGATCAGATATTTCTACGAGCGTTGATAATATTTTATATATTTGGAATAATGGTGGAAATTTCTCCGTAGACTTACCATATATGCACGGAGTTACACCAGGAGTTAAATCAACTCCTTTATACAATGGTATGAATATGTTTGCATATCGTGTTACCGCGACTAACTCGGAAGACCATTGGACAGATTCAGTATAAACAAATTACAATTACATGATTATAAAAAGTTATTTAAACAATTTTTGTTTAAATAAAATGACAAATTCAATAAATATTGTAACAAGAAATTTTCGATAATTTAAAATATTTGGTATATATAAAAATAAATGACTATTAGAAATTTTAATTCTATATATTCTAAACAGGCTACTGTTGTTACTTCAGATCTTATAAATGAAGTATCAACAAGTAAGTGGGATAATAAATTTGACGGTTTAACGCTTTTTAATTCTCAGGTGAGAGTGGCGAAACTATTGACTGTGGATGGTACTTTGGCTGCTAGCGGTGCTGTAACCGTTGGTGGTGCTACTACTTTGAATAACACTTTGTACGGTGCTGGTAATGCTACTTTTGGTGGTACTTTGGCTGCTTCTGGTGCTGTAACCGTTGGTGGTGCTACTACTTTGAATAACACTTTGTACGGTGCTGGTAATGCTACTTTTGGTGGTACTTTGGCTGCTTCTGGTGCTGTAACCGTTGGTGGTGCTACTACTTTGAATAACACTTTGTACGGTGCTGGTAATGCTACTTTTGGTGGTACTTTGGCTGCTAGCGGTGCTATAACCGTTGGTGGTGCTACTACTTTGAATAACACTTTGTATGTAGCTGGTAATGCTACTTTTGGCGGTACTTTGTACGGTACTGGTAATGCTACTTTTGGTGCTTTGATTGCTTCTGCTGGCAATTTTGGTAACGCGTGGTGTGGTGGTACTTTTACTTGTAATCAAACCGCAACTCTGGCTTATGATACTCTTACAGCTGTTAATAACCTTGGTGTTACAATAAAAGGATCATTAAGAGGACCTGCGGACTTTGTTATTGATCCAGCCCCATATAATAATGAGACCGGAAATGTTACAATTAGAGGAAATTTACTATCAAATGGTACTTTGGCTGCTTCTGGCGCTGTCACCGTTGGTGGTGCTACTACTTTGAAGAACACTTTGTACGGTGCTGGTGCTGCTACTTTTGGCAGTTCTTTGGCCGCTTCTGGCGCCGTTGCTTTTGGCAATACTTTGTCCGTAACTGGTGATACCACGTTAAGTGGTGTATTAAGAGGGCCTGCCGAATTTATTATTGATCCATCCCAATATAATGATGAGACCGGAATTGTCGTAATTAGAGGAAATTTGAGAGTACAAGGAGAGACAACAACTATTAATAGCGCTAATCTGGAAGTAGCGGATAGAAATATCATAATTTCTAAAAATGCTGTTGCCAGATCAGACTCTGATGAAGCCGGTTTATCTATGGACTTGGGGTATGTGAGCGGTATGACTGGACCCAAAAATTATGCCACTTTAAATTATCAATTTGATGGTGATAACTTTCGTGTTAATAAACTAGTTCGATGCGCAAGTGGGCCAGTTGTTGGTGACGATCTTACTAATAAAACATATGTCGATTCCTTTGTATTAAGTAATATAACAAATGCCGGAAGTCAGATTGCCGCAAATACTATAGGTTTTAATGTAATAAACGGATTTAAATTTAAAGTTATTCAGACGGCAACTGATTTCAATGGGGTAGGACGTAATGATATTTGTTTAACAGAAAATAATATTTTATATATTTGGAATAATGGAACAACTTTTCCTATAAATCTACCTTATCGAGGGGTTGGTTGGTCTAGTACGACTCCTACAGCAAACTTGGCAGACCAAGTGGTAACAGTATACAACGGTATAAATATGTTTGCGTACAGAACTTCGGTGGCAATTGTTGATATGGTTCCTGAAAACCATTGGACCAATGCCACATAAACAAATTACAATTTACAAATTACAATTACATTATTATAAAAAGTTATTTAAACAAAAAAATTGTTTAAATAAAATGACAAATACAATAAATTTTCCAAGATTTATCTCAGATTTATTAAAGGCTGTTAGATCTTTAGAAAATTCTGTTGAAGATTTTAAAACTATAACAACTCTTATGCCAGAAGCAGAACAAAATATCATTAAAAATAAGTTGGAACAAGAAATTTTCGAAAAAGAAGTTAAGAAAATGAAAATAGACGAGCTTTCAAAAGCTGCTGAAACATTTCAAAATGTTATGCTTTCAAAGTCTTTCTATGATAGTTTAATTGAAGAATTGGAAGAATATAGAAAAACTATGAAAATTAAAGTTGATAAAGAAGTTTCGAATATACAAGAAAAACTACAGCTTCAATTACAGACTCAATTAAATGCTCAAAAAATACAATATGAAAAAGATGGAGCAGTTTTAAATATGGAATTGAATTTTTTCAAGGAAAAAATGCAATATGTATGTCTATTAAATAATTTTGTAATGCCAGTTACTCCTGGTCAAGTAGTTCCAACCCAAGTAGCCCCCACTCAAGTTGAACAAGTAACCCCCGCTCAAGTTGAACAAGTAACCCCCGCTCAAGTTGAACAAGTAACCCCCGCTCAAGTAACCCCCGCTCAAGTAACCCCCACTCAAGTTGAACAAGTAACCCCCACTCAAGTTGAACAAGTAAACCCGACTCAAGTAGTTGTTCCAACTCAAGTTGAACAAGTAGTTGAACAACTTCTTCCTATTCCAGAACTTGAACAAGTATAATCATATTTTTTACAAAACTAAAATACATACTATTTAAAACTAAAAACAGTTTTAAATAAAGAAAATGAAACGTTCTAGAACCAATACAAGATATGAATTTAACGAAAATCCTGTTGCGGAGATCGGATCAATGCTTTCTACTAATTCTAAAAGAGTTACTAATAAGGAAAAAAATATCAAGTCTACTAATCAAGGTAGATCAGGAAGATGTTGGTGTTTCTGTAAATAAAATGTTTATATATATAAAATAAATGACTATTAGAAATTTTAATTCTATATATTCATCGCAAACTACTAATTATAATCCTGCTAATATTGCTGCTACTGAACTTGTAAATGCCATAACCACAAACAACACCTGGGACAATAAATTCGAAGGTTTAACATTATTTAATTCTCAAGTATCAGTAACAAAATCTTTGTTTGCTGAAAATTTATATAGTAAAAGTTTATTAACTTGTGGATCGAATTTGACTGTCAATGGAACTACAACCTTAAAAAATGATATAAATATAAACGGTAATTTCAATTTGACAGGTGATGCTACAATTATCTCCGGTGTTTCACCAGCATCTGGTGACTATGCTTTGACTATTATTTCTTCTACTTCTGATACTTCAGGAAGTGATCCCACAACCCCCGGTGCTTTAAATGTAAACGGTAGATCGTATATGTTAGGTTCTGTAAGTATAGATGGTGTTTCAGCAGCATCTGGTGACTATGCTTTGACTATTATTTCTGCTACTGGTTCTACTGGTTCTACTGGTACATCAGGAGTTGTTACAACTACCCCAGGTGCTTTAGATGTAACCGGTTATTCTTTGTTTAATGGTGCTTTAGATGTTAAAGGTCCTTCAAATCTATTATCAAATGACTATGTTGTAAAAATTGCTACCAATAATTCATCTGCCCGTAAAAATGCTTTACAAGTTTCAGGTGATTCCAATTTTGTTGGTGGTAATGATGATGCGTATGCTTTAAGTGTTTCTTCAACGGTTAATGGAGGAGCCTTTAATGTGACTGGTTATTCTGAGTTTATTAGTAGAAACAACGTTAAACCCGCCTTAACTATTAAAAGCTTTACCCCCTGTGGAGAAGCGTTAAATGTTATAGGTGACGTTAATATAGATGGCAATTTTGTAGTATCAGGAACCAAAACAATAATTAACTCGACTGATTTAGAAATAAAGGACATAAATATTACACTTGCAAAAGGATCATCGAGCAAATTAAATTCTAATGGCGCTGGTATTAGTATAGAACTTGGTCTAAAAATCGATCCAGCAACCGGGCAGGTTTTACAAGTTAATGGTGCACCCACTACTGAAATAGCACTTGCTAGTGTTGTATACGAGAACGCAAATGATAACTTTTTTGTAAATAAACAGATTAGACAATCTGTTTTACCTGTTAATAACGCCGATCTTTCTAATAAAAAATATGTTGATGATCGGGTAGCCTCCGCTGGTAATACTATTATTAATAATAGTTTAACATTTGATCAATTCAAAGGATTTAAACTTAAAGTTATTGATGCAATCACTCCTTTCATTAATACGGATATCGATTTGGATTTTTCTTGTGTTTTATACGTTCTTAATAGAGAGTTAGCATCTGTATCTATAGATCTACCCACAGATCAAAATACCGTTCCACCAACAGCTAATTATACCCAAAATGTAGAAAACGCAACAGCATACAGAGGTTTAAATATGTTTGTTTACGACAGAACTGCTACTGGGCAAAAATGGACAACTTCTGTGTAAATAAACTACAAGATTATAAAAAGTTATTTAATAATACGTATGTTTGCTAAACAATTTTGAACTACCTGTTACTCTCCTATTCAAGAACTTGAACAAGTATAATCATATTTTTTTAAAAAACTAAAATACACACTATTTAAAACTAAAAACAGTTTTAAATAAAGAAAATGAAACGTTCTCGAACAGATATTGATATTAATCCTGAATTTATTCAAAAATGCGAAGATGAATTTAACGAAAATCCTGTAAATATTATCGCTAGAAATACTGTTGTGGCGATCGGATCAATGCTTTCGACTACGAATTCTAACAGAGTTAACCACATCAACCACATTTTTCTGAATACTATTAAGAAAAAAAATCTCAAGTCTACTAATCAAGGTAGATCAGGAAGATGTTGGATGTTTTCCGGTCTAAATATGTTCAGGCATTCTATTATTAAATCTCTCAATTTAGATAATTTTGAGTTTTCTGAAACTTATTTATTTTTCTGGGATAAATTAGAAAGATCTAATAGATATCTTAAATGGTTTATCAATCATTCTGATATAGAACCTAAAGATGAGGCATTCAAGTTTATTGTAGAAGAATATATAGGGGATGGAGGGTGGTGGAATATGTTCTCTAATCTTGTGACGAAATATGGATTAATACCTATATGTGCCATGAAAGAAACATTTCAATCGAATGATTCTGATGATATGAATCAAATATTGAATACCTGCCTACAATCGTGTGCTAATTATATATTCAAAAACAGGCATCTTTCAAGTAAAGAAGTTGAAGAAATCAGAGAGAAAACTATGAAACAAATTTACTCTATTTTGGTGAAATTTTTAGGAGAACCTCCTAAAAAGTTTCGATGGTCATATACAAATGATGAAGATGAATCAACAATACTTTCTGATCTTGATCCTATGTCTTTTATGAATTTAGTAATACCGGGAATCAATATGAAAGATTTTATTGTTCTTACTCATCTACCAGGTAAACTAAATGAACGTAAAATGTATGAAGTTAAATATACTAATAATATATACGAAGGAGATAACTTTTCTTTCCTTAATCTTTCAATAAATGAACTATCAAAATACGCATCTAACTCTATTTTATCTGGATTTCCTGTATGGTTTGCTGCCGATGTTCGCAAGGATTTTAATCCATATCATTCAGCTCTAGATGATAAATTAACTGATGAAAGTATAGTTTTTGGGAATAACTACGATTTTAGTAAAGGAGATCAAATAACATTTCGACATTTACAAGCCAATCACGCGATGAGTTTAATTGGAGTAAATTTTGGTACCGATAATAAACCAGAATCATGGCAGGTAGAAAATTCGTGGGGTTATTTTGATAATGAAACACCTGGAGAAGATGGATTTCTTTATATGAGTAACTCTTGGTTTGAGAAAAATGTTATGCAGATTGTTATCCACAAGAATTATCTTAGTAGAACAATTTTAAAACTGCTTAACCAAAAACCTATACAACTTGATCCATGGGATTGTGTAGCACCTGCTCTTAAGGTTAAAGTTGTTAAACCACCTGCTTCATATAAAAAGATTGGAGTGTTTAAAAAATAAATTAACTTTTTATTTTAATTAGATAAATTAAAATAATATGCTTTTAAAAATTTTAGTGATATTAGCAGTTGTTTTAACAATAATAGTATTATTGTTAAAAATTAATTCTAATTCTAATTCTAATTTTAATTTTAATCCTAATTCTAAAATCAGAATATTAATGATTGGGGATAGTTATACTTTTAAAAATAATATGCCTTCTATATTCCAAAGTATACTAGGACATAAGTATCAAGTTGATAGTCATGTAATACCAAAATTAAATTTAACAGTTGCTTATAATGATCAAAATGTAAAAAATATGATAATCAATGGAAAATATAATTTTGTAATATTACAGGAACATAGTGCTAGAATAATAATGGCTACTAAAAGTTTTAAAGAAGCTGTACAGAATTTTATAACTTTAATTAAAAATAATGGATCACATCCTGTATTATTTGAACCTTGGGCTTATACAGATAAACACCCTGATTACAAACCAAATCCTGTTGATTGGCAACCACCTGTAGAATGTCCGCTGTCAAATACAAAATCTGATATTCTTGTAAAAGCACCTTTTTGTTATAGATTGAAATGTAGAGATAAAACAAAAGGAGTTAATTATGTATCAAAAGTAACTGCTGCTATATGTTCTACAGATTATAATACAACTTCTAAGAAAGTTCAAGCATTTACAAAAAAAGAATGCGATGATTTAAGTGGAGTGCTACCAATTATATATATCGGAGAAGCTATTTGGGGTTATAAAGATACAAGTATACTTTTTAATTTATGCGATGAGAAACATCCTACATTAGCTGGAAGTTATTTGATAGCATTGTTATTATATAAGTATTTTACAGGAAAAAATGTTACATTATTGTCTAGTAAAGTAACTGGGTGTATAGATTGCCCTATAACATCTACTTTACCAAATGATTGGAAAAAGTGTTTTGATTGTTGTTATAAACCGTCTTTAAACAGTGGCTGCGGTAAGTGTAATAATCCAGATAGTGTAATAGATCCTAATATAGTTAAAAATTTACAAGAATATGTGAGTACACTACCCTGAGTATGTCCATCTCGCTTTGCATTGAACACATTGCGCGAATGTTGTCATTGGTTCATCACACGAACGTACCTGACGTTGGTAAGTAAAAACTCTTCCAGAACCACATTTACACATAGTAACTCCTTCTTCTACTTCAAATGGGTTAATTATAAACTCATCATGCTCATCAATCCTATTTTTCATATTAGTAAAAACAGAATGATTCCAACAAACCATTTCTTTTTTTAAATCATTTACTAAAATTTTTAAATCCTTTCCTTTCAAGATGTCACCAACTGTTTGGTAAAGTATTTTTTTATAAATAGAATCATAATCCTCTTCTTTTTTAGCATTCTTATTAATATACTTTTCGATTATATTAATACTCTTTTCCTGTTTTAGAACTGTAGCCAATGCTAATTTACCTTTAGACCGGAGGTCGCTATATTTTTGTTCTTTTAGAGCTGAATTCATATTGTTTATATTATTCATAAATTTACTTCTAAATTTCATTTTTTATTATACTATTTAAAGATTGTAGTTTATATATAAAAAGCAATGATGGCCGAGTGGTTAAGGCGTTAGACTTAAGCTCTAATCCTCGTAAGAGGTCGTGGGTTCGAACCCCACTCATTGCAAATTAATCTTTTTATTAAAAATTTTTTAATAAAAATAAATTATTTTTCAAGGAAATGTCGCTTAACTGCAAATTAAAGTATATCCGACCTGATTATATCGTTTTTATTAACAAAGAAAGATTTTCTAAACAAGATTCTATGGAACACGAGAGATGATTTATTTTATGTAAATATGAAACAAATACTTCAAAAATTATGTTATTAAAATTAATTAAAGAGATAAAATGAATCATTCTAATTTTTATTATTTAAAAATAATAAAAATAATATAAATAAATGACTGAAACTATAGTATGCGCGTCTGGGTATTTTTCACCTATACATTACGGACATATAGAATATTTACAAAAAAGTAAAAATCTAGGAACAAAATTAATAGTAATAGTTAATAATGATAAACAATCTTTTTTAAAGAAAGGTTCATCATTTATGCCTGAAAATGAACGTTTAAAAATTGTTCGCAGTTTAAAATGCGTCGATGCTGCTATATTATCTACAGATGAAGATAGAACAGTGTGCAAGACTCTGAGATTGATACATCCAGATATATTTACAAATGGAGGAGACCAAACAAATGATATAATACCAGAAAAAAGCGTATGTGAAGAAATAGGAGTAAAATTAGCAGATGGATTGGGGGATAAAATACAATCTTCTTCTTGGTTAATCGAAAAAGCTTCTAATAAGCTTTAGGTAAAAATAAATAATCATAGTATACCCAATAGTTTCATCTACTTTTTTAAAATGATATGAACCAGGGTTATGTATTTCAACAACTAGAATATTAATTTTGTAGCTCTATTTAATTTTTCCTTCTAATACTTCATGCAAATTTTCGATTTCATATTTTTATTCCTTAATTGTAGGTAGATTCTTCATCACTTAATCTTTTATGATGAACTATAATATTTTTTCTATAGCATTATGATTTACAAGTATGTAAAAAGGACTACGTGAACCATACTACTATCCACAAACTATCTAGACATTACTGGAGAGTCAATTACAATATCTCATTAATTTAGAGTAGATTCAAAAAAATCACATAAATGTTTTTCCCAAACTTTTTGAAGAATTAGACTATTTATCATTTTTTGGAATAGTTATAGTATCTGTTAGCATTTAAAAATTTCTTTTATATTTTTGTTCTTGAATGATTCGAGACATTTCCAGAACAAATTCAATTATATAAATTTTATGGTCTAAAGAAATTTATATAAATATAACAAAATATGGAAGATGTACGCGTGTATTCTTTCTCTTATAATAATCCAGATCGTTTCGTTCGTATGAACGAGAGATTTAAAACAGTTGGGATTTCGATTAATTGGGTTGATCCTGTATTGACAACAGATAGTCGTCTTACTGATGTTTATGGATCACGTGTACATGCGGTTATGTATAGTCACTTGGATATGATTCGGAAGTTTCTTTCTTCTTCAGCTTCTTGGGGTGTATTCTGCGAGGATGATATTTATATTCGCAATGATTTTACGAAAACACTTCGACAAGCCATTAATGGATATATCCGTATGGAATTAGATGTACTGTTGTTAGGATATTTGATACCCTATTCTCCAATAACTACGAACATAAATGAATGTCATAGCGAACTGGAGCCAACATTTAGTTTTTTAACATATGGAGATAATTTATGGGGTGCTCAAATGTATCTTTTAGACAGAAAGGCTGCACAAGTTCTTGTTGATAAATATGGGAATCATACTAAAGTAGAGGGTCCATTCAACTCTCCATTTTGCTCAGATTGGACTATCACAAAGTTTGGAAAACGTGCTGCTATATATCCTATGCTTGCTGTAGAAGAGGGATATGTAAATACTGAACACGACGGACAAAGAGCATTTCATACTATATGTGAGGCGCTAAACTATAATGCAGATTTACACATATAATGACGATTTGTATACAAATACAGTTATAATATTAATTAATTATAAAATCTGTATAAATTCTTGTTTTTTTAGCTCATATAAAGAATGTAAATCAATTTTTACATCTACACATTCAGATAAAGGAGTTTTTGTAAAATATGAATATATAACTCTACATACTGCTTGGTGACCAATAATTAGTATTTTTTTATCACTTTTTGTTATAGTATCTAATGCCACAATAACTCTGTTATATAAGTCATTATAATTTTCACCATTTGGATATCTATTATTTAGTTTATCTTTGTTTCTTATCTCATATAAATCTGGAAAATTTGTTATAATATCGTCCAATAATAACCCTTCAAAATCACCGGAATGAATTTCATTTAAATCACTCAATTCAATTGGATTAGAAGTAATAAAGGCTGCTGTTTCCTTTGTTCTTTTTAATTTACTAGTATATACATCTAGTGTAGTATTAGCAAAATATTTTCCTAGTATTTTGCTGTATTCTTTTCCTTTTTCAGTAATATTACAGTCCCCTCCAATAATGTTTAGAATGTTATTAATACTTTCTCCGTGTCTTGACATATAAATATGCATATTATTTATATTGTAATAATAATTTTTAAATTTTAAATAAATAATTATAGATAAATGATATTATATAAAATTATACTTAGTACAATAATTATACTTAGTATAATTATTGTACTAATTATTTTTATCCGACGTACTAATAATTATGAAACATATAAAGTTGAAAACCATGCGATTGGTAATACATTATCATCATATTTCACACTATATTTTTATTGCTGTAAAAGTAAAAAAAAATTTTCGATAAATACTGAACATAAATCAATTATTATTAAACATTTACCAACACATTTACCATTTCAATCTATAAATATCGAATTTGATATTGATCTTTTGAAAAAATATATAAAAACTTCATCATTATGGGAAAAAAATTTTAAAGTCTGGAAATCTTTACAACCTATTGTGAAAAAATGTATTAAAAATTCAGCAAATTTATCTAATATTATAACACCTAAATATGAATGTGTTATACATTTTCGATGTGCTGACGCACCTTTTATTAAACACGGAACTTATCATTTATTAAAATATAGTTGGTATAGTAAAGCTATAAATATGGCTTTACGGTATAAAAATTTTACAAAAATTCATATAATTATGTGTAATACTCATAATACTCATAAATTATCATATTTATGTAATGATTTAGTAAAAGATTTACAATCTTTTATATTAAAAACTTTTAATATACAATCCATCCTTATATGTAATAAACCAGATGAAGATTTTTTTATTATGTACAATAGTAATATATTAATCGGTTGTATAAGCTCATTTAGTTTTTTCGCAGGACTGGCGTCTGATAATTTATATATTTTACCTACTTTTGAAAAAGAAGATGATAGTTGTATTGAAACAATTTCTTGTAGAAAAAATATGGTTTTTATTAAAAAAGAATTTTTTAAACATAAAGATATAAATGATTATAGTCGTGTAGTAGAATATGTAAAATCTTCCTAATTAAATACACCATTAATTTTATGGTAGTTTCTTTACAATATTTAAAAAACTTCTTAATATATTAAAAGACTATGAACATTACAATAGATAATAATTCACGTGAACATATTAAAGAAAAAATTGACGGTGTGAAAATATATAGTGTAAAAAATGTTATAAATTACAAATATCATAAATCTAGATATGATATACTATATAACAATAATATAGTTACTTCAGAACATAAATACTTTTTATTTGATTCAATTAATAATGAAGCATTTGGACATTGGGTTATAGAAAGTGCTGTGTTGCTTTCAGTCTTTAAAAAGTTAAAATCTATTTATCCTATGATAAAACTACATTTGTTATGTAGTAAAAATTTCAAAACACTATTCTTAAATCATTGTAATATCAGTCAAAATGATATCATATATACACTTGAACCAAATAATGAATGCTTTCTACCAGAACCATTTACAATTTTTGACAATAAACCAGAATATAGCTTACACTTTCGATACGTAGTTGATTTTTTTAATAGTATACGACCGGATACATTGCCGGTAAAAGATATTGATATTCTATTTTTACCAAGACAAAAAAAAGAAAATTATGTTTCTAATAATAGAACACATAACACTAAAGATCTTGAAGATGTTATTTTATTAATGAATAATTGTTACGTATTACATACAGATAAACTAACAGAACTTAAAGACCAAATTAATTTTATTCTTAGAGCAAAAAATATTATTGTAACAGATGGTTCACCTTATCTTATAAATAGTTTAATCTCATTAAACGCAAATATTATCTGTATTGGTGACGTAATTTTACATCAAATACCTAATTTTACAGAAATGAGAATGATAAAATCTATTATTGAAACAAATAATAAAGTACATACTATAAAATACAAAAATTATACATTTGAAAGTGTTAAAAAGTTATTGGTTAACATTGATTAAAATTTTATAAATAAGTATAAAATGATATTAATCTATCAATAAAAAAATATGGGAAGTTAATATCAATTAAATCTTCTGTTGGTGTTGTACCAAACCATATTGCCACAAAATAAGGAAAATAATACGCAGCATTTTTAAAATCCTTATTATATGATTTTTTGTCATAATTATTAACACCATATTCACATAATTTTACATAATAATATTCCTTAAATAAATTAAAGTTGTTGGAAATTGTTTCTGTTGTAAAACTCTCTATCATAAAAAACACGAGATCTTGTACCCCTTTTCCATAACATATATACTGCCAATCAATAAAATAAGGTGTAAATGTTTCCATATCTCTTCGAAAAAATATATTTGGAGACTTAACATCACCGTGAATAAAAGTCAATGGTTCTTCGCTCAATTCATTTTGAATATTATTAAAATTTATGGAAATGTCTTCAAAAATTTTAATAATCTTTTTGTCCAACATATGTTCCCATTTTTCTATAAACTTGGTTATACGTGCTTGTATAAAATTTTCCCACATAGGCTGAAAACACTTATCATTATTTTTCTTTAATTCTATGAATTTTTTATTTGTTTCTTTACCCCAGCAAGTTGCATGCATTTTAGCCATATGGTCTATTACCGCCATAGAGACATTAACTTGTTCTTTATTTAAATCCAAACCAAGATAAAACCCTTCCTGGCGTAAATCCTCCATCAATATGCCAACAACTTTAAAATCATCATCTCTTATTAGACCGTAAAATTTTGGTGTACATATTGGAATATGAGCTGATATACTTTCATAAAAATAATTTTCTCTATTATAGAGATCAAGTTCGTGTGATATTTTATTTAAAATAGTGTCATTGTGATTTTCAACTTTAAAAATTGCTCTGTAATCTTGATCATTATATGTAAATTCTACAGGGTATATATCAGCTATAAATCCTCCTTTTAATTTAATTGGGTTTATGCGAATATTATTTATATTTGTGTAATATTTTTTTAAACTCTTTGTTATATACTTTTTGTATACTTTTTGTATGTCTATATTATCTCTTTTAAGATCAAAAATACGAATTTCTGAGTAATCTTTATATACTAAATCAGCTCCATACTCTATCAATTCTGTACCACCAATGCCAACAATACATTTTGGGTTACTTGTTTTCGCGCTTAAAAGACCGTTATGAGAATCCTCAAAAATAAAACATTTTTCTGAACACACTCCAAAATAATTCATTGCTTTCAAATAAGGATCTGGATATGGTTTTGCATGTTCACATTCACATCCAATTACCAAATAGTCAATAATATTGCTAATCCCAATAGAACGAATTACAAATTCAGCTGTTTCTCTATTTGAATTAGTTACTATACAAATTTTATGTGCGTAAAATTTTATTGTGTTTATAAATTCTATAGCACCGTTAACAATTTCTATATCTGATACAAATTCTCTAAAATATGTATTTTTCTTTTCCATTATATTTTCAATAGAAATATCAATATTTTTTAGCAGATTATTTTTTACATAATTATCTGTATTTGAATATATGAACTTTTTATAAATATCATCTGTTAATTGTATATTATAATTTTTCAATATTTTTTCCCATACTTGATAATAAACTTTATCTGTATGTACGAGTGTTCCATCTAGGTCAAAAAGAAAACAAAATGTTCGATCTTTATAGTTTTTGACTTGGCCAGGTGTGCCAAGAGAATAATAACCTGAAATTATTGTTGCTTTCCATATATCACCACAATCTAACATATAAGAAATAACTGAAGATATGTATGTTTCGTTGTTAAAATTATATTTTTTTGTAGATAATACATGTAAAGATGCTGACATAAATTTTTCTACATCAGTAAAATAATAAGCACCGGTATTTGCATAATTACTTATACGTTGTTTTTCCTTAATTTCACTTATAATATTTTTTTCATTAAATTTTATATAAGAAAATACAGGGTCGGGATATATATCTTTAAAACAAATAATCTGATTTATATTTGGTGTTTGAGAGATCTTTTCTATAATATTTTCAGTATAAAAATTATCACCATCAACTATTAGGAATGGTCCAGATAGTTTGATTTTTTTAAAACATTCGTAGACTGTTTCTGTAGCTCCAATAGTTTCTTTTTGAATATTAATAATGTCACCGTATAATTCTAAATCTTTATGATAGGTACGGTCATTTACAATTATATAGATTTTATTACCATATAAGGAATTTATAACATAAGAAAGTATTGTTTTACCAAAAACTTTTACAAAAGGTTTATTTTCTGGTAAAAAACGTTGTCCTTTTCCGCAAAGAGGTATTATAATGTTAATCATTTATTATAAAAACTGAAGTTTTTATAACAGAATTAATTATCAATCCAAAAATATGTCTGTTTTGAATCAAAAGAATTATTGATGTTTCCATAAATATTCTCTCGAGGTCTCAAATATTGATGTAATCCTCTGGAATTATTACGAAAGAATGCCATCCACATTTCTCCATTTCCTGAAGTGTGAATAACATGTTCACATCTAGATATAATGAATAATGATGCAATAAAATACTGTGTTGATAATAAGCGATCTTCTCTTGGTTCTGTATGTTGTATGCTTTTAGTTTGTTTTAACATATCTGGTATTTCTGTAAATACAATTGTATTCGGAAATACGGCTCTAAATTTTTCGGAAAATTCACGCTCATCTGTTTGAAGTATAAGTTGTTTCATATTATTGTTGTCGTATTTCTCCAAAACTTCTTTAGTTTTTTCTATCATATCATCATAAGATGGTTGTACAGTTTCTAAAGATTTATCATTACCTCTGTAACGAACAGCATATGTATTATCAATATTTATATTATATTTACTTATTAAATTAGCTATACAATTTTCTACTTCTTCTGAAAAGCTAAAATATTTATCTATAAATAATCTAATATGTTCAAAATTTAATAATTTATAATCAGAGAATTGATCATCAGTTAATGCATTTGTTAATTTTATAGGACTATTATATGGAATAATTACATTATTATCAATTTGAAAGAATTTATATGTTATATCTTCATTCTTTTGAGATATTTTTTTATAATCTTTAAATTGTGCTCTACTATTAACACTACTTGGTAACCTTTTTTTGGTATTATAAAATTCAACAATTTTTTTTAATTTAACTGTACAACAAGAAAAAAACCCAGCGTCATGATAAATTGTAAGAGACGTGTTTTTTTTAACGAGTATTCTTATTATTATTATAAAAAATATCACACTGATTATAATAATAAGAATTTTAATCATTTTTTTTTTATTATATACACAATAAAAAAAAATGATTAAAAGAATCGATTTTTAATCATTAAATAAACATGCAACAATCTTGCTTTTTTCCGTATAGTTGGCATATAAATGAAGAAGAAGAAGAAATAACATCTATTCGTGTCTACGGGTTGGATGATAAAAACAACAATATATGCGTTCGCATAGAAGATTTCACCCCTTTTGTTTATTTAGAATTACCAGAGCATATTCCATGGACTGCTGAAAAAGCTCAACTTATTGGAAATAAACTTGATTTAATTCTAGGGGAAAGAAAACCACAGGTGAAAAAATTAATGTATAAAAAACGTCTTTATTACGCTCATTTAGATAGTCAGAAAAAGAGAAAAACATTTCCTTATTTATTTTGTACATTCTCTCATCAGTCTGATATTAAAAATATGTCATATAAAATTAGAGAACCAATAAATATTAATGGTGTTGGTACTATTAAAGTTAGAATGCACGAGCAAGATGCGTCTCCTATTTTACAATTTACAAGTTATAAGAATATATCAACAGCTGGTTGGATAGACTTTACAGGAAAGAAAATAGCAAAGGATAAACAAAAAACTAGATGTGATAATGAATTTAAGGTTAAATGGAAAGATGTGACACCAAATAAAAAACATACAGTAGCATCTCCATTAATAATGGGATTTGATATTGAGGTAAACTCTACCAATCCTTCGGCAATGCCAAAAGCTGAAAAACCAGGTGATAAGATTTTTCAAATTTCTTGTGTATTGTTTAGACACGGTGATTCAGATAAGAATATGAATAAGTTTTTATTAACTTTAGGAGAACCAGATCCAAAAATAGTTGGAGAAGATGTTGAAATTTTAATGTATGAAACTGAACACGATCTTTTGATAGGATATACAGAATTTATACAAGAATATAATCCTAATATTATTATCGGTTATAATATTCTTAATTTCGATATTCCGTATATGATTGATAGAGCAAAAATGAATTACTGTATTTTTGATTTTGACAAACAAGGGTTTGATTTCGGACACGCGAAAGAAAAAACAATTAAATGGTCATCTTCTGCTTATGGTAACCAAACATTTCAGTTTTTGGACGCAGAAGGTAGATTATATATAGATCTTCTTCCACTTGTGAAAAGAGATTATAAAATGGATAACTACAAGTTGAAAACAATTTCAACATTTTTTCTAGGAGCAACAAAAGATCCACTGTCGGTTAAAGGAATTTTTAAGTGTTATAGAATAGGTATAAAAAATAAAGAAGGTGTGTATTCCAGACAAGCACAAAGAGCTATGGCTATTGTTGGAAAATATTGCGTTCAAGATAGCGTTCTTGTAGTCCGTTTGTTTAATAAACTACAAACCTGGATTGGTTTATGTGAAATGGCTAAAACCTGTAATGTACCTATTTTTTATCTATATACACAAGGGCAACAAATTAAAGTATATTCACAGTTGTATAAATATTGTATGTATAATAATTTTGTTGTCGAAAAGGATGGTTATGTACCAAAAGATAATGAGCATTATGTTGGGGCTACTGTATTTGAACCTATAGCTGGAGTATATGACAGAGTATTACCATTTGATTTTGCGTCTCTATATCCAACAACAATCATCGCATACAATATTGATTATTCAACACTTGTAATAGATCCAAAAATTCAAGATTCAGATTGTCACGTCATGGAATGGGAGGATCACGTTGGTTGCGAACACGATAAATCTGTTAGAAAAACAAAACCGAATCATATTATGTGCGATAAAAGGCGTTTCAGATTTCTTAAAGAACCAAAAGGTGTTATGCCTACAGTATTACAGAATCTTCTAGATGCTCGTGCTCATACAAGAAAACAGATTAAAGTAATTAGTAAGATTTTAGAAAACAAGGAAATCGACGAAAAAGAATGTAATCTTATTATTGAATTAGTACCAGATGTAGGTAATAAGATTAATACCGATAGATTTGGAGAGTTAAAAACTATTATAGAAGTATTAGACAAAAGACAGCTCGCTTATAAAGTATCAGCAAACAGTATGTACGGAGCAATGGGTGTTACAAGAGGATATCTACCATTTATGCCTGGCGCGATGTGTACAACCGCAATGGGTCGTAAGAATATTAAAATAGTTGCTCAAACTATTCCAGAAAAATTTGGAGGTAAACTTATTTATGGTGATACTGACTCAAATTATATAGTATTTCCTCATCTTAAGACAGCTGAAGAGAATTGGGATCACGCTGTATATGTAGCAGAAGAAGTTACTAAAATGTTTCCCGCCCCTATTTCTTTAGAGTTTGAAATGCAAATATACTGGCGTTTCTTTATTTTAACTAAGAAACGTTATATGTATAAAATGTGTAAAAGAAATGGTATTGTTGATGAAAAAATTGGTAAAAAAGGAGTATTGCTTGCTCGCAGAGATAATAGTATGTTTATCAGAGATGCGTATGAAACTCTGATAATGAAAGTTTTTAATAAAGAAAATAGAGAAGATATCTTATATTATATCATAAACATTATTGATAAATTATGTAGTCATTTTTATTCTTATAAAGACTTTATTGTTACAAAAGCAGTTAGTAACCACGGTGGAGGGCAAGTAGTACCATTTATTAATGAAAAAGGTAAGAAGAAAGGTAAAATGGGTGATTATACAGTTCCATTGTTAAGTACTGATGAAAAAGAAAAAACCAGACAGTTTAAATTAAAAGAATGCACCAACGCAAAAGATTATTACATTCATTGTTTACCAGCTGTTGTTCAGTTAGCTGAAAGAATGAGACAACGAGGTCAACGTGTAGATCCAGGAACTCGTCTAGAATATGTAATTTCATCCCAGGGAGGTCATAAAGCTAAACAATATGTGAAAGTAGAAGACGCTATTTATTTTGGAAATCATAGTTCAGTATTAAAACTCGATTATATGTATTATTTAAAGTTAATGGCAAATCCATTTGATGATGTTTTGAATGTAATGTACGATAAAGATGATGGATCAAAATATAAGTTTCAAAAGAATTTTGTTCTTAATCAGTATAAATACAGATTAACTATTAGAACAAAGGTTTTAGAAGAATTAATTAATTTGTTCAACTCAAAAATAACATTCAAGTAAATAATTATTCAAGTAAAAAATTATTCAAGTAAAAAATTATTTTGGAGCTAATTGTTTATTTATTTGAAATTCGGTTCTATCAATTAATTGAGTAACCATATCAGATGCTGTTATAGGCGAGAATTTCGACGCTATATTTATAAAAAATATAGCTTCTACAATACCAACAAATATAGCTATTAATAAATTATCAATTAAAATTTCTTTTAAACCTATATCGTATTTTTTGTATAATGAAAAATAAAATATAGATCCTAATAATATTAATAATAAAATACTACATATAATTATAGAATTTTTTACTAACTTTTTATTATGTTCCTCTATATCAGGATCTGGTTTATTATTATATTTTGAGTCTATTTTTTTAGAAATATTGTCGACTTTACTCCAGTCTATATTTCCATCTATTTTTTTATTCATTTGATCAATGCTATCTAAAATAGTTGGAATATTTTCATCTATAGCACTATTCAATTCGCTTGTTATAGCATCGTGCTCTTTTTTAACTATAAAAGTAAAGAAAAATATTGTTAAAAATACAAACAATATTAGTACGTGAAATCCTAAATTTACTGCTTTATGAACTTGTTCAGGAGATACCATTTATATTATATAAATCCTTATTAATTTTCCCAATATGTTTTCATTTGCATATAACCATTTGAAAACATTTCTAGTTTAGTATGACTATCTAAACTAAAATTAAAGAAAGGAGTTTTAGCCGGTTGAAGTGTTACAACTGTACATTTATCACCTCCAGATACAGAATTAATTTTATTCAATGTATTTTGATCAATTGGAATAGCCATTAACTTATAAATATATTCTACCATATTATCCTTGGTTTCGTTAAAATTCATATCCATATTCATTATAGTTAATCCAAGTATCTTAACGCCTTTTTTTTCTCCTATATCAATAGGAAAATTATTTGACATACCGCCATCAATATAGAAACTTCCAAAGTATGAAAAATGATCAAAAATAAGAGGTAAATTCGCAGACATTCTTAATGCTATTAAACAAGGCATTTCTGGATAAGTTTCGTGGCTTAAAATTTCAATTTTATCAGATGTTAAATTATAAGTAACACAATATATCTCTTTTCCATATTTATTGTAAAGATCTCCTAAAGTAATTAGTTGGCCTATTTTTTCTATTGTCATTTTTTCTAGTTGCTCGTGAATATAACTAAAAGATGTTGCTCCACTGCCATTCATCATAGCAACGATGTTAAAATTTTTCATTTTTTCAAGTACTTGTTTTGTACATAAATAAACCATTATTTCTATTGGAGTATATCCAATAGCTAACAAATATCCACATATTGCTCCAGCTGATGTACCAACATATTTATTGATTTTTTTTAGCAAGCAGTTATCATCAGAATATTGTAATGCTCCTAGCATAATAATCGCATGTATTGATCCTCCAGACAAAACTAACGTATCAAAATCTCCAGATTTTTGTTTTACAATATCAGTTGATTCCTTTTTATTTTCTGTATCCATTTATAACGTTTTATTATGTTTATAGATTAAGAACTCTTTTAAGTAATAAAATACATATAATAGATAACATAACAATAGCAATTATATAAACTATATTGTCATTTTTATAGAATCTACTACATATTGGACACGAGCTAACATGATCAACGATTTCTAAACAAGTCGGGGAACCATGATGTTGATGTTTCATTGTAACATCTTGTTTCTGAGCTGGTTGCTGTTGAACTTGTTGCGGTTGCGGCTGCTGATATTGTTGTTGTGGGTGAGGTATAAAAAAATCTTGAGTTGGATAACTATGAGAGTTCATACCCGACTGATTAGGTGGAGTTCCCATTGGTACACGTAGAAACTTTTTAAATTTATCAGGAATTTCTTGAGATTCATCGTGTAACTCTGGTAATTCACTTATATTTGTTGTATTTGCTCGGGAATACATTTGTTTTTATTATGGATAATATTTTATTTTTAATACAAACCGAGGTATTAAAAATAGTTAATATTTATTAATATATTTTTTAATCAAGATAAACTACATCTTTATTTATTATAGTATTATTTACAACCAATTCATATGTTTCATACAAGTAAATATCTTTTTGCTGATTTACAATTTCATTTAATATAGTTGTAAAAGCTGTTTCATTAACAATATTATCAGATAACTTTTTTTCATTCTCAATCTTTTTAGCTTTGAATACCACTTTTATTCCCTCTTTTACCAATTTCTTATATTTCTTTGTTTTCTTAAGAGCTTTAAATTGGTCATATGATCCTGATACAGTTATTTTTATTTTATCTTTTTCTTCTTCTTTTGGTAATTCATAATCATCAATATTTTCAACATCCATATAAACTATCTTTTTTCGTGGCAAATTTAAATCAATTTCATCTAATTTATATCCTTTTTGATTAGGTTCAAATTTAAGATATGCAATAATATTCTTTGTACTTTCTCCAAACGCGTGTTGCATAGCAGATCCAGAATAATAAATATTATTCTGAGGTTTTTGCTTAGAATGAATATGACCGGAAATAATTTCTGGATAATCAAGAGGCCATTTATCTCCTTCAACTGAAACAATAGCACCCATTTTACATCCAAAAAACTCTTGATGAGCAAAAATACAATCTGATTTTTTCCAAGAAGAAGATGGAATAGTTTCTAACGCTTCTTGGAAACGACCTGGTGGTACATAGGGAACAAATGTGAATAAAACATCATTTATAATTTCTGTAATAACACTATCAACAATAACAGTATTAGACCATTCTTTCATACCATTCATCCAGTGATTTTCTGTTAAAAATTGTTGATTTTGTATATAATCATGATTTCCAACTAGAATATATGTTTTAGTTATTTTTCTCATTTTATCAACAAATTCATATGCCTTATTAAGAGGTAATGTATGTAAACGCTCGTGAGTATGTAAAAGATCACCAGCAATAATAATTAAATCAGGTTTCTTGTCTGTTGCTAATTTTGTAATTCTTTCAATAAATATTTCAACCTCTGGAATATTTGTTACCATAAAATGAGGATCTCCGATGAATAATACAGTTGTAGTTGTTGTTTTTTCCGACATTTTATTTTTAAAATAATCTTTAAAAATAAAATTCAATTTGGTTTATTCATATCTCATCTTTATTTTTCCAAAAATTTCTAGCTGATGGATCAGTTGCGTTAGTCCATTTTGGCATCCAATAGTAATCTATTGGTTTTAGAAAGGTGGGAAAATATTCATCAAAAATCTGTTTATACCAAAAAGATTCTTTACTTGGAAAATTAGTTTTATTATTATCCCAAGTTTTTTCATCTATTTTTGTATCGACATATTCTTGAATAATTTCATACCATGATTTTGTATCAGGTGAAATACCATCACTAAAAGCACATTTTCTTCTCCATAATATTTCATCTGGTAAATAACCATTTTTAAAAGCTGTACGTAGTATATGTTTTTCAAAACCGTGAAGAGGCCTTTTTTGATCACCTGTCAATGATATTGATAAATGTAAAAAATCTCGATCTAAAAACGGGACTCTTAATTCCAATCCGTGAACAGATATTGTTCTATCAGCCCTAAGAACGTCGTATTTATATAAATCATTAATTAAACGTAAACTTTCTTCTGATGCTTTATCAGAAGATGGAGCATTATGAAAATACAGATAACCACAAAGTAATTCATCTGAACCTTCTCCTGATAAAATTACTATATCATTTGTATTATCTTTTATATATCTAGCTAAAAGATACATTCCAACACTTGCTCTAACTGTAGTAATATCATATGATTCTAATGCTTCTATAACTTTAGGAATTGACGCCAATCCTTCTTCTGGTGTAAACAATACCTCAGTGTGTTCAGTACCTAAATATTTTGCTACTATTTGAGCATACTTTAAATCTGAAGATCCTTCCATACCAATAGAATAAGTTCTTACATTTAGAGGTCCTATAAGTTTACATAATATACTTGCTACTAAAGAACTATCTAATCCTCCTGAAAGAAGACATCCCATAGGTCTGTCTGACATTAAACGTTTACGAACAGCATTTACAAGTGTTTTTTCAATAACATAGTATTGATCATTTTCTGAAATAGTAAAAATTGGATATATATATTTTTCCGATGTAAAAACATTTGTTTTTTTGTTGAAAGAAACAATAGATGGTTCAAGCTGTTTTACATTACTACAAAATGGAAGTAGAGCTTTAGCAACTGATGCTACTGCAAAATCACCATCCAGTGTAATTCCTGTAAATAAAGGTCTTACACCTACTCTATCTCTTGCTAAATATACCATATCACCATCTGTAATAACAACAGCAAAATCACCATCTAAACGTTTTATAGTTTCACTGAATCCAATTTTTTCATAAAGTTTTAGTATAATTTCACAATCACTGGTTGATTTACAAACGATTCCAAATTCTTTTTCTAAACCTATATGATTATATATTTCACCGTTACACATAAGACTTATATTTCCAGATGTAATTGGTTGATCTCCATTTTTAGACATATCATTAATAGATAATCTTCTAAATCCTAGAAAATTATTATTTTTAACAGTTAAGGTTCCTGAATCTGGTCCTCTATCTGAAAGATTTTCATAAGAATTTATTATTTCTTTCTCAACTGTTGGATTTTTATTACAAAATACAGCTATAATTCCACACATTTATTTATAATGTTTTATACTTTTAAGTAAATAGTAATGTATAAAACATTACTATTAAATTCCATATTCTTATTTTTTTCATCACATTATTTACTATTTACTATTTACTATTTACTATTTACTATTTACTATTTACTATTTACTATTTACTATTTACTATTTACTATTTACTATTTACTATTTACTATTTACTAAAATACGCGATGATGCTTTTGGCTTGGTAACTTGTTTATAAATTACATTTTGTTTATCCTTTTGAATAGTTTGCTCTAGTTTAAATCTACGAATCATATGGTTCAAATGAGTTGGAGATTGTTGATTCATTACTCTAACCATCTGATCAATAGAAATACGATTTTCTGATCGATTAGATAAATGCCAGGTGTGACATTCTCTGATAATAGCAAACTCCTCTCTTGGAACTGTAACATAACACTTTTTGATAAAACGTTGAACGTACGCGCGGTAAACACTGCGAGCAATATCATAAAGCGTGTTTTCATATTCTTCAAATGTTTCAATAAGATTAGGATATAGATGTTCAAGCATATTTACTAATCTACGATTCATACGAACCTGTAGATATCTAAACTTAATACTTGGTTCATTTCCACGAGCTTGAAACAAATCTTGATAGTCTTTAGTAAGAATTTTAACTTGTTTGTTATCTTTAGAAAATCCAATAATACCCTGTAAATCTTTGTAACTAATGTTACTTACGTATGATTGTAGTTCATCTATATTATTAAATATTAGTTCTTTTGGAGTAGAGAGATTGACATTTTCATTCATAAAAAGAACACCATCGACAAATGTACCTACGTGGTATACTGTATAACTTTCTGGGGCTGAACAAACGATGCGATTATCAACAGTATTACGTATCAGAAACATATAATTCTTTTTTACATCCAAAGTAGATTGAAAACGTTCAAGTATATTATCTCCTTTTGGAAGAGCATTTTTGAAAGTTGGATTGCTTTCTTCTTCAGCTGAAAGAGCATTTTTAAAAGAAGTTCCGAAAGATTCGTTGCTAGCCCATTTGCTACGAAAAGCGTTTAGTTTACGATGAGTAGTCAAAAACCACTTGTCATTAAAATAAAACATTCTTACTAAAGCACCTTCGTGTGACTCATAAAATTTCCAATCATTAAAGTTGTTCAAAGTAATAGCGAGTTCATCAGTTTCAGTATGGTTATATTCTTTTGTATAAGGAAAAGCCTTCAAAATAAGATTATCCCCGTTAAATACAACACCCCTACATTGTTTAATAAGATCATTATCAGAGTCGTCACATTTAACATAGCAAAACATATCAAGTTTGTTCTCTTCATCAGAGTCAACTAAATTTACATATTCTTTATTAGCTTCAATATTTGATCTATTAAATTCGAGATTATTAGAGGATTTTACCTCATCGCCTTTATTTTCATCCTTAGTAGATGCTAACTTCAGAGGAACTGTTTTAGTAACTGAAGTTTCATTAATAATAAAAGTATCATTTGCGTTTGACATAATTTGTTTTATTTATAAAAACCTGTTTTTAAATTCAAATTTATTTTTTAAAAAACTGATAATAAATATGAATAAACTTACTTCAAAACAAAAAATTTTAATAGGTGCTCTTATTATATTACTTATAATAATTATAAGTATAATACTGTTCTTTGTTTTACGTAAAAAAAATAGATCTTTATGGCCTCCTAACTCTATTATAATAGGTCCAAATGATGATATGGCAAAAGCTCAACAAAAAATAGATAACATATATACTGCTATGGGAGGATATACACCAAATGACTGGAACGGACAATTTAGTGATAAAAGATGGGCGATTATGTTTTTACCTGGAACTTATCATTTAACTATTAATATTGGTTATTATACAACCATTATTGGATTAGGGCAATCACCTGATGATGTAATTATTACAGGAAATGTTTTTATAAAAGATGGAAGTTTAGACAAAACTCAAGGAGGTTTGAGTAATTTTTGGAGATCTTGTGAAAATTTAAGTATAAACCCGACACAATGTTCTACAACAGTACCTCAGTTTTCCGTATCACAGGCTTGTCCTCTTAGGCGTCTAAATGTTAATTGCGACTTATTTTTATTTCAACAACCAACAGAAGGAGATGCTTCTTTTACAAGCGGAGGATTTTTAGCAGATAGTAAAATAACAGGAGATATACATTCTGGCAGTCAACAGCAATTTATGACTAGAAATACATCATTTAATAAATGGGGTGATTCTGTGTGGAATGAGGTTTTTGCTGGATGTACATCAACTACAGCACTAGTTAAAAATTGTCCTCCGCTCACAGATCCGAAAAAAGGATTCAACGCTATTACTGATAGCGGACCTGTTAAAATAATTGCTGAAAAACCTTATATAGTATATGGCAACTCATCTTTTTCTATATTTGTTCCAGCTATTGAGACAGACAAAAATGGTCCTACTACTGATTATACAAAAGGGGTGACTATTCCATTCTCAAAAGTATTTGTTGCGTGGGCAGAAGATTCAGCGGATACAATAAATAAAGAAATAAATAAAGGTAATCATATTGTTTTTACACCAGGTATATATAACTTGGATAAATCTATAAATGTTCCTAAATCAGACACTATTTTACTAGGAACTGGAATGGCTACATTAGTGTCTGGCAAAGGTCAGCCTTGTGTAATTATCGGAGATGATACTGAAGGAGTAAGAGTAAGTGGTTTACTTTTACAAGCAGGAAAAATCAAATCTCAGACTCTTTTACAGTGGGGTTTATCTAAAACTAAAGGAAGTTCATCAAATCCTGGAATAATACAAGACGTATTTGCTAGAGTCGGTGGACCTGATTATACATCTGTTAGTACAGGTTCAATGATGGAAATTAATCAAAGTTATGTTATTATTGATAATACTTGGCTATGGGTTGCCGACCACGGTAATAAAGTTGGTTATGGTATTAATACATCAGATCATGGATTAATAGTTAATGGGGATAATGTTTCCGCTTATGGTTTGATGGTTGAACACAATGATAATGATAACGTTCTTTGGAATGGAAATAACGGTTTTGTGTCTATGTATCAATCAGAATTTAGATATGATTTACCTAACACAACTGTTACTTCAGATATAGTTAGTTTACGCGTTTCTGAAAGTGTAACAGATTTTAACGGATGGGGTATGGGAGCTTATTGTTTTTTCCCAAATGATACTGTTGTAATTAATAACGGGTTTATGGTTCCACCAAACCAATCGGGTGTAAAGTTAACAAATCTTGTTACTGTATTTTTGGATGGAACAATAGGAAGTAAGATAGGTCATGTAATAAATGATTCTGGAAATTCTGTATGGAAAAAAACCAAGGAAGGAGAAATCCAACAAGAAGGACAACTTTCTTATGTATGTAATTATCCACCACCCACCCCTTGATTAATAGAATCACTAAGTGATCCTAATATTAACATATCCAAACCGTGTGTTTCTAATATAACAGGTATTCCATATTTTTTACAAGTATCTAACAAAAGAACAAGAGAGTCAAAACCTCGGCTCCAAATATGACCAGTTCCCAATAGCGCGTGTTCATCCCTTTTAGATCCCAATGCTACAACACTATCATTCAGATGTAATAATGTAAATTTATTCAATCCTATAATCTTATCAAATTCTTCAAACATTCTAGTAACCTCTGAGCATTTTGATAGATCATACTCGCCCATCCCACATATATGAGCGGTATCAACGCATACTCCAATATGTTTTTGTTTATCTGGTAAAATTTGATCTATAATTTCCTTAATCTCTTTGAAAGTTGATGCCAACACACAACCTTGACCAGCTGAATTCTCTAATATAAGAGTAGATCCTTCTGAGAATGTAATTTTGTTAATACTTTTAGCGATTGTAGCTAATCCAAGTTGTTTGTCTTTATAATTACCAGGATGAATGACAACCCCGTTTCTTTTTCCACCCATTGAAAAGTTGCTCATAACACGGAGTTCATATTCAAGTTCATTAATAATAATTTGAGTTTTAGCATCTTGTTCTAGATTACCATCCCACGCAAGTTGTTTAACAGACCCAGCAAAGTTAGCAACATATGGAAAATGAGAAAAAACGTGCATAGGAAATCTTGATAAAAGTTTTTTTGAAAGATTAATTTCTTCGTGTGTAGAACGATGTCTAATGAAAGATTTTGGATTTCCAAAAAAAAATTGTGTAGCAGTCATACCGTAAAATATACTTTCTTTCAAAGTATTGTAAATATTATTTGAAAATTTAGTATGAGCACCAACTTCCCAATTTAGGTAACAAATAATGTTATATTTTTCAATTTCATCCGTCATTTGTTTTATTTATACTTTTTATAAAAAGTATAAATCAATTATATTTAACCTCTCAACCTTAGAACAAGATGTATTGTTGATTCTTTTTGGATATTATAATCAGCTAGAGTTCTTCCATCCTCCAACTGCTTACCGGCAAAAATCAAACGTTGCTGATCTGGCGGTATACCTTCTTTATCCTGAATAGTTTGTTTAACAGTTTCAATAGTATCAGATGAATCTACATCAAGTGTAATAGTTTTTCCTGTAAGAGTTTTCACAAAAATTTGCATATTTAATTACTAAAGTTAAATATTTAAATACTAATAAAATCTGAACCCAAAATTTGATTTAGGCGATTCAGATTTAGAAGAAAGAAGAAATCCAAAATTTGTTTTAGACATCTCCTCATTGGTATTTTCGAATCCAAAATTTAATTTAGAAGAGTTTCCATCAATATTTTTCATTTTATGCATAATGCCGATTGAGATTCCAGCAAATACAAAAACACCAACTCCTATACACACTGGTCCAACAGTTTTTAGAGTTGTTATATTATTTTCAATCCAATCTGGAATTTGTTTCGTAGAAATATCTCCTTGTGTAACAACTGTAATATATATACCGAATGCTATTAACGCCAGTGATATTATTAAGAAAAAGTACATAATTATTTTTTCCATTTATTAATTACAAAGAAAATTAAAAATTTATATTTTTCGTATTTAAAGTGAATATAATCTATTCAATAAATGACTAAGAAAAACCATATAAAAGTCGTAAAGGTTTATTTATCAAAAGACGAAAAACCTCCTGATGTATCACAAAATTTTCCACGGATGCCTCAACTTTATCTTGAATTATTAGAAAATAAAACTAAAATTAAACAAGATTTGGTAAATAGAGAACATATACCTTCATCATCTGTTAAAGTTCTACAAGATGTTAAAAGACCTTCATCTGAACTTTTAAAGGAAACATATTCTGATAATGAGAGGGATGGTAGAGATAAAGGAGGATACATAGATAATGAGAGGGAAGATAGAGATATGGATAAGGGTGAAGATAGAGATAATGAGAGGGATGGTAGGGATAATGAGAGGGATGGTAGGGATAATGAGAGGGATGGTAGGGATAAGGGAGGAGGCAGGGATAATGAGAGAGATGGTAGGGATAAGGGAGGAGGCAGGGATAATGAGAGGGATGGTAGGGATAAGGGAGGAGGCAGGGATAATGAGAGGGATGGTAGGGATAAGGGAGGAGGCAGGGATAATGAGAGGGATGGTAGGGATAAAGGAGGAGATAGGGATGGTAGGGATAAGGATAATGAGAGGGATGATAGGGATAAAGGAGGAGATAGGGATGGTAGGGATAAGGATAATGAGAGGGATGATAGGGATAAAGGAGGAGATAGGGATGGTAGGGATAAGGATAATGAGAGGGATGGCAGGAATAAGGGAGGAGATAGGGAAATTAGAGAGAGATATAATGAGAGAGATGGTAGAGATAGGGATAATTACAGGAATAATGACAATTACAATGGTAAGAGAGATCATAAAGATACTTATAAAAAATATCGTACTCAAGAGTCTGAATCAATTCAAAGTAATAAAACAGAAGAAATCGTCGATTCTAATAGTCTACACAGTGGTGATGAGATTAGAGAAAAAGACGAAACTAAAAATGAGAAAAAGAAAGAAAAATATAGTATTCATAGCAAAGATTCTGAAAACGATTTATCAAATCGTCTAAAAGAATTATTAAATGATACTGATAATGAAAGCAACGTAAGTAATAATAGTAACGTAAGTAAGAATAGTTTAAAAAAAGATAAAAGTGTTGATAAATATAGCAGACAATATGATGATAAATTTCAACATAAATCATCTCATAGATCTACTCTTTATCGTTCAGTAACTCGAGAACCAACAAGTGATGTTCCTCCTACTTTAACAGAATTAAGAAACCAAGGTGTCTACGATGAAACTGATCATTTACGTGATATAAATCAAGTTAATATGGGTGAACAAGATATTGAAGATAAAAAGAGAGAATTATTATTTAAGTTTGATCTTTTACGCAAATCATATCCAAACTCTGTTATACCAGAATTTACTATTCATTCAGAAATAGCTGCTATGCAAAATGCTTATGATGATAGTGTAAGACGTTTATCATTGGATTCTTCAGTAGAAAATTATAAAACTTACTTGATTGGTGGTTTTATGCTAGTAGAATTTATTTTCGGTAATTTCTTAGGTTTTGATATGCAGGGTTTTACACAACAACAAATCCTTTCTATGAACTCTTATGAAAAATTACTAATTGAGTTAGGAGAGAAATCATATGTTCCTACTGGATCTAAATGGCCTGTTGAACTTCGTTTATTGTTTCTAATTATAATGAATGCTGCATTCTTTATCGTTAGTAAAATGATTATGAAAAAAACCGGTGCTAATTTAATGAATATGATTAATGGTATGAACACTCCTCAACCACCTTTATCTACTCATCGAAAAAGAAAAATGAAAGGACCTAATATTAATATAGATGATATTCCAGAATCCTAAAAGGATATACTAAATTAAAAATGAAAATTTATATAGAAAGGAATACAATTAGTATATGACAAATTTTCAAATTGTATCAGATTTACATATAGAGTATAAATCTAATGATGTACCAGATCCTTTGACGTTAATAACTCCGTCGGCGGATATTCTAATTTTAGCAGGAGATATTGGATCATTTTACCAATATGATCAACTTAAAACATTCCTTATAAATTTATGCCCTCATTTTAAGGTTGTAGTTTATGTTCCAGGAAATCATGAATATTATATAATGCAGGGATATGAACCGGAAAGAATGAATACTTTGATTAGAAATTTTTTTCAAATAGAAAAAAGTATAGATAATTTATATATTCTCAATAGATCTAACATACAAATAGATGATGTATGTATTGTTGGTTGTACATTATGGAGTAAACCAAAAATACATGTCCCAAAGTTTATTGTACGTATTTTTGGAATGAATACAGGTGTATATGAAAAGAAACACGAAAATGATTTATTATATATTAAAAAGATGATAAAATATTGTCAAAAAAATGAAACTAAACTTTTAGTTGTTACACATCACTGTCCTACATTTTCAGTTATTACATCAAAAACAAAACTTAATGATAAATATATTTCTTTATATGCTACAGATTTGGAATTTATGCTCAGTAAAGAAATGGTTCATACATGGGTTGCTGGACATATTCATATTAACTTTGACTTAATTACAAAAGGAGGCACCAGACTTGTTGGTAATCAAAAAGGAAAACCAAAAGATAAAATTACAGATTATAATAAAAGTTTCGTTATAACTATATAAAAAAATTTTATATTTATTAAATATAAAATGAGTAAAACCAAAAAATCTTCATGTAATCCAGGATTTGATAATATAACACATTGTAAGACAAAAACATCCGCAAAAAGGGTTAAGGAATTGTCAGATGATTGTAATATTGATACTAATATATTTACTAACAAACCATCAAGGTGTGAGGAGCTACTAAGAAAACAAGGAGGTGGGTTAAAAAAGAAAGGTTCGGGTAAGAAAAGTCCTAGAAAGAAAAGTCCTATAAAGAAAGGTTCAAGCAAGAAAAGTTCGGGTAAGAAAGTTTCAAGCAAGAAAAGAATACCAGCCAAACAAGCAGATGAGTATAAAATTTTAAATAAAATGAAGAAAAAAGATCTATCGGAGTTTTTAGGAGATATTACACAAGGTAAACAAGATGGAAAACTTGTTAGTGTAAATAAATTAAGAAAACACGAACTTATTTTGGCTATTATTAATGGAAAGAATACTAAGCGTAGTTCTGGAAAACGAAAAAGTAAACGTTTTCTTATAAATGAAATTACTGGTATGACTGGAGAAAAAATTAAAGATAAAGATTATTCGTATGATGAAGTTCTACATAGATATAACTATTTATTAAAGAAAGAGAAAAAGCTTGCTAAATTATCTCAAGGGGAAAGAGACAGTATGATAAGGGATCGTTTTGATGATTTAAACGATCGGCATAATATGATAGAAGAAATTTCTTCTATGACTGGAAAGGACCCGGATTTTTACAAAAAATATAACCCTGATGAAATTATTGATACGTTAGAGTATCTTCGAGAAATTGAAAATCAAGATTATTAACTTTATAATCAAATAAAGTTTGTAAATTAACTTAAAACAAAAATTTTATATTTAGTAGAAATAAATATAAAATGTTCAAAAAACTGGAAAGGAGTGTTTTAAAAGATATGAATTTATCAGATTTGAAAAAACACGCAAAGAAACTTAAAACAGAAGGTTATCCAATTTCTGGATATTCAAAACTACATGATACCCCAGAAGATATCAGCGCTTTAAGAAAAATGATTCGTAAAGCCCAAAAATCTGAAAAATCTTCTTCTGGAAATTCTTCATCTGGAAAAGCAGTTTCTCCTATTAAAAAATCCGGATGTAATCCAGGATTTGATAATTTAACACATTGTCAAAAAAGAACATCTGTTAAACAAGTTAAGGAATTAGCAGATGATTGCGGTATTGATACTAATATATTTAATACAAAACCAAAACAATGTGTGGAACTAATAAGAGTACAAGGAGGTGGATTAAAAACAAAGAGTTCAAGTAAGAAAAGTCCTAAAAAGAAAGATTCAAGTTCATCTATTGATGAAACAGATGAATATAAAAAACTAAATAAAATGAAGAAAAAGGATGATGACGGAGATGATTTACTAAATATGGCACGCAAACTTAATATTACATATTCTAACCAAGATGGAGAAAATATTAGTATAGGTAAATTAAGAAAACACGAACTTATTTTGGCAATTATTAATAAAAAGGGAAAGTCGTCTAAGAAGAAAACACCCCCTGTTTCTCCTAAGAAAAAATCAAAAAAGAAGAAAACACCACTTCCACCTCCTGTTTCTCCTAAGAAAAAATCAAAAAAGAAGAAAACACCACCTCCACCTCCTGTTTCTCCTAAGAAAAAATCAAAAAAGAAGAAAACACCACTTCCACCTCCTGTTTCTCCTAAGAAAAAATCAAAAAAGAAGAAAACACCACCTCCACCTCCTGTTTCTCCTAAGAAAAAATCAAAAAAGAAGAAAACACCACTTCCACCTCCTGTTTCTCCTAAGAAAAAATCAAAAAAGAAGAAAACACCACCTCCACCTCCTGTTTCTCCTAAGAAAAAATCAAAAAAGAAGAAAACACCACCTCCACCTCCTGTTTCTCCTAAGAAAAAATCAAAAAAGAAGAAAACACCTATTGAAACTATTCCCGACAAATGGTCAGCTGAAGGATTTTTGAGGGAAAAACTGTTAAATCAGGTTGCATTAAAAACAGGTAAATCTAAGAATTTTTACAAGAATTGGAGTTCACTAGACTTAAAAGAAGAACTAAAAAGACCTGAGATTGAAAGAGATGAACAATATCAAGATGATAAACTAAAAGGTATAATAAAGCGAATTACGTCTATGACTGGTGAAAATAAGTCTGTTTATAAAGATTATAGTTCTGATGAAGTTATGGATAAATTAAACGAACTTATTTATTTAAAAAGACGTGATATGGTAAAGGAAATTATTTCTGTAACTGGTGAAAAAAAGTCTGCTTATAAAGATTACAATTTTGATGAAGTTTTTGATAAATTAAAAGAGATTCATTACTTATCTTCCTCTAAACCAGATGAAAAAATTATTTCATCGTCTTCGGAAGAATCAGAAGATTCTTCCGAAGACGATGAAGATAAGAAAGTAGTCGGTAAATTACAGGAAGAATCTGATGACTTATCATCAGATGATGAAAAACCATTGTTACCAATTAAGAAGACTGTTCCAATAACTAAGGGCGAATCCTCATCTGATGATTCGTCTGAGGATAAAAACCCGAAGATAGCCGCTGTTAAAAATGTTGTTCCGAAAACTGATGAATCATCTTCTGACGATGAATCAGAAGATGAATCTGACAGACCAACTGAAGGAACAGAAGTAGTTGATGTAGAATCAACTCTTGCAAATGTAATTGCTGGAAATAAGAAAATCGGAGAGTTGGCTAAAGTTCAAAGATCTGTATTAAAGTGTATGGGATTATTATCTTAAACATAAAAACTTATTTTTTTATTATACTTAAAAAGTATAATAATTACAATTCTTCAGATATTTGTTCTAAAAATTTTTCAAATAGGTCAATTGTTAAATAATCACATAAAGGAATACATAATTTATTACAATATTCAGTCATTTTACGTCTAGTTTCCCATATAATGTCCGTTTCATATTCTTCATATTCTCTCTGTAATACAGATTCATTTTCGTCTTCCTCATAGTTTTCTTCTTCAATTTCATCTTCAACTTTATTTATTTCTTTTGATATTTTATTTTCTTTATTACGCCCCATTTTTATATTTCAATTCATTTCTTTTAATAGTAAATTCGTGATACAACTCTTCGTTTGGATTGTTTAAAATTTCAATAAAAGGACTAATTTTACCAGAAGAACTTTCTCTAATAAAATAACAAAATTTGTCTAAAAAATAAATTGTATCTGTTTCTATACCTAATTTTTTAATACCATTGGAAAAAATTGTATGTAAGTCTAAAATATGCTTGAAATAGGTATATTCCCAGACACCATAACTACCATTGTATCGATGTTGTGTGCTTGTTTTTTGAAATTCCCTTCTTGTAATAACAGGGATAGTGGATGTGTTACTGGAAATGATATTTGTTTTTGATTCAGTATTTTCACATTTTTTGAGAATACTGGCATAGTTTTGTGTTGGAATAGAAACTGGTTCAACTGTTGGAATTGATTGAATTGCGATTTTTTCTTTATGTCTATTATCTCTTTTATTCTGTCTTTTTGTTTTCTGTTTAACTGTACACCTGGTGTTATTATTCTTATTATATCCTCGTCCTTTTCCATCGGATCCTTGCATTCTTTTTTAATTAGATTTTTTTTTTTAAATCTTGTTCAGATAATAATTCATCCAATTCCTCCGCTATTTCTTCATCTATATCATCACTATCATCACTTGATTCTTCGGTAACTTGAACCAGTACTTTTTCAGGTACTTTTTCAATCACTGGTTCAACTTGTTTTGGTTTATGTTTAGGGTTTTCCTTAACTTCTTCATTATCATTAAAACTTACACGTGGACGAGAAATAGGTTTTTTAGTTATCTTTTTTTCCTTTACCGGTGGTTTAGGAATGTTAACTGCGGTAATAGGTCCACGATTATTAATAGCTTGAACTAATTGTTTTATAATTTGTTCATGTTTTTGAATTATATCTTCTTGATCTTCGAGTCTCTGTGATAAATCCTCAATATGACCAAGTAATTTTTTGTTTTTTGAAGAAAAATAAAATATAATCACTGCAATTGCGATTATTTCAGTAACAATATGAATTATTTGTTTATTTTCAAGTAGCTTAGACATTTATTCTATTTTTACCTATTGTTTTAAATAGGCTTAAAACATAATTAGATCTAAACAAAAGTTGTAACAAATAAAAATGTCATTTAGAATGAGATATCCTAAAAAACAAAATGTCACGAGTAAACAAATTACTGAACCAACAAAAAATGTTGTAAATTCAGATGAATTACAGGAAGAATTTGATGAAGTTGAAGATAAATTTGCATCAGAAATTCAAATTAGCAGTTATGAATCTTCTTCTAGTTCAAAAACTGATAGGAATGTTAAATTTATTGGATTTCAAGACCCTATTGATAATCAAGAAGATCAAGGACCTATTTATCAAGCGGTGCGAGGAGGCAGAGGACCTGTTGGTAATCGAGGAGTGAAAGGAGATCAAGGACCTGTTGGTAATAGAGGACCTGTTGGTAATCAAGGACCTGTTGGTAATAGAGGACCTATAGGAGATCAAGGACCTATAGGAGATCAAGGACCTATAGGAGATCAAGGACCTATAGGAGATCAAGGACCTATAGGAGATCAAGGACCTATAGGAGATCAAGGACCTATAGGAGATCAAGGACCTATAGGTCAGACATCTAAAAGATTATTATATACATCAAATGATAAAATAATAAATGACATCAATTATAATAATATTATCATATTTCCATTTAATGGTGTTGTAGATATTTTACATAGTTGTATAATTATAGTTAAATCATCTCTTACCTCATCTGAACTTCTTTTAGTGAATATAACAAATCCAGAAAATGAAATTATAGTTGGTGAAATTAAATTCGAAAAAGAAGGATTATATTATATAGAATGGAGTGCTTTCCACGATTTACCTGAACAAATGTCTATTCTACAACTTAGAGGAAAAACAACTGGTAGTATACAAATAATGTCTATAGAGTTTGAATATAGAGTCAAATAAATATGAAAATTTTTATAAAAATTTTCATACAACAATTACTTAATTACTTGATTACTTTTCTTTCTTATTACTTCTTCTTTCCTCCCTCCAATCTTCTTTTAATTCAATATATCTTTCATTCAAATCTTTCTTAGTGTCTTCAAGACGCTGTACCTTTCCATCTTTTACAAAAAGATCTCTTTCAAGTTGAACAATTTTATCTCTATGTTTATCTTCATATGTTTTAAAATCTTTCTTCAAATTTCTAATCTCTTTTCTAAGAGATTTATTTTCATTTTCTAATTCATCGACTGATTCAGTATTTGTTACAGAGTCAAGTAGATCCTCATTTTGTTTAATAAGCTCTTTATTCATTTTAGTAAGCTGTTCGACTTTATATTTTAATTCTGAACACTCATTATACCATTGTGTTCCTTTTTGTTTAATATTTTCATATTTGTCTCTGGAAACGTAATTACTAGTTTCTTTACTCATTTATATCCAGAGTGTTAAAATCTTTAAGTTGTTAGTAATTTAATTTAATTTAATTTTGTAGTAAATAGTTCTATATGACAAGAACCAGTTGGAATGATATTAATAAAAGAAACAATACTATTTCCATAAAGTGACCCATTCACTAATCCTTGTGATGAATTGGGGCCGCATATTTCAAGTTGTCTCTTTTCTGCTTGTTCTAAATTTTCGTATATACCTTCAATAAATTTAGTTGGTATAGTATAAGTAGTAGGTTTATAAGAGTAAACAATGTAATAAGACATTTTATTTCTTAAATTAATTTCCAAAAAGTTTTTCAATTTTAACTATAAGTATTGATTAACTTAAAGAAATAATATAACTTAAGAAAAATGGATCGTGAATTAGAAGAACAAATTGACGAAATTATTCAAAAAGTAACAAAGGATTTAAAAATAAAAATATCTCGTGTAGTAGTTAAACACCAAACAAAAATACTTAAAGATCAGGCTCGTGATCTAGGATGTATTCCATCTCGTAAAGGAAAATCTACTGTATCACAAACTGTTAAAAATACAGGAAAATCTACGAGAAAGGATGACAGGAAGGATGACAGGAAGGATAAAAAGAACAGTGATAGTGACACTGATGGTTATTATTCCGAGTAAATTTCCCAATGTAAATGTGTTTTAAATAAATTTATTTAAAACCTATATGTATTTAAAACCCAAGAGCGCTTCTAATTTTTTCTAGTTTAGTTTTTGTTTCCTCATGTTCTTTCATAAGAGTTTCCAAAGATTCCTTAGTATCTTCAAGCTCTTTAGATAATTTTGATTGAGCAGTTGCCGAAGTTTGTTGTACATCAAACAAAATTTTTTGGAAATTATTATGTAATAGTTGAGTTGAAGTTACAAAATTACAAAAAACGTGCTCCATTTTAGTTACAGAATCGTTATCTACGTTTTCGATTTTAGTTACTACATTGTTATCTTCGTTTTTAGTTACGTTTTTAGTTACTACATTGTTATCTTCGTTTTTAGTTACGTTTTCGATGACAGAAAGTCTTTGTGGGCTAATTTTGATAGTTTTTTCATTTTGTTCTTCATCACTTTTTTCATCATCTGATGCTGTTACCTCCTCTTCATCAACTAAACTTGTGTCGTATTTGAATTTCCACTGAACACATAAATCGAGAGTTTTTTCATCTATTGAAATAAATTCATTGTCGCAAAATCTACCAATTACTAGTTTTTCAGTAGCTGATTTAAATACAAGTGTTGATTCTGGATGCCATATTTTGTTAATAATATTATTTTTTTTTAAAGCAATTTTACCTTTTAACTGGTTCATTTATATGTATAATATTATTCTTTATATGTCTAATTTAAAAAATGAAATTTTTTAAATACTTTAAGTTAAAATAAAAATGGCTTTTGTTGCTATAAGTAAGAATATGTCAATTCAGGAGATGATTGATAGTATGCACGATCCTAGTTTAATTATTCCTACCGAACAACCAAATGGAAATCGGATTTACCATCTTTATTCAGACGGTGAAATTACTAATCAAAAAGGAGGATGGGCTTATCAAAAAAGAGGTGAATTTACAGATAAATTTAGTATATCTGGATATAATGGGAAATATATATTTCCCATAAATAATGGTAATGTTTCATACGCAATTCTTACTCAATCAAATGCTTACCAAATTAGAGATGCAATGATTTCAGAAACTGTTTAAGAACTAAATAATATTATTATTTCTTACTTTTTGTACACTAGTATATTAAAAATTGAAAAAAAAATATAAAATTATATTTTTTAATAACCATGGATTTACCAACAGAAATGAGGGATATTATTATTTCTTTCGTACCACAATCGAGATTTCTTACTGTTTGTAAAGACTGGAAGAATCAAATTAAGAATATACAGAAAAAATCTGCTAACATTATTGGATCGTGGTATAAAAAAAGAATATCTGTTTTAGGAAGCAAAAACGAGTCTGTGATAAAAATAGTTAGGTACTATGTTATTCACTGTCCAGAAATATGGTTTATTGATCACCCAGAATACATAGTTAGTAATCTTGGTTTAACAGAAGAATTATTAACTGTTCTCCCTCCTATTACAAATAGAAAACGAAGTGAAGTACGTGATTGGCTTATAAATATTCCTATTGATATCGAAGATTGGAAATGGATTGTACTAACTAGTTTACAAGGTAATAATATTTTTTAATAATCAAAATATTATTTTTTTCTGTTCTCGATCCTATTAAAAATATTTTATACATATAATGTATAAAATTCAAATTCCATATATAATTTTTTAAAGCACTGGGAAACCAAGTGCTCCTCCAGAAATACGAATAATGTTGTTATTAACAGCAGTAACAATAAGTTCCCATGTATTACAGAAATTTGCACCGCTGCAATCTTGAGGATTATCGACAGTGTTTTCAAAACTTCCTTTTGCTGCCAATACAGCATCAGCAGAAGCCTCTGGAACAATACTGACATTAGTAAGTTTTCCGTAATTGGTAGAACCCATTGGGTCTAGACATATAAAATCAAGAGAGTACGAATACATATGATAACCAGTTTCAAGAGGGATAACAGGGGCGTGATACCAAGGATTTATCAAAGAGAAAAAGTCAGATCCCATTTGAGAAAGACGATTGGTGTTCTCATAAATAATAGATGTCTGTAGTAGAGGGTCAGTCATAGATGGAGCGGAAAAATTAACACATACTTCTCCGGGAACTGGACAGCCTGCGGTATAATTAGACCACTGACTTCTCACAGTAGTATTACGAACACCAAAAAAGAGAACTTTTATAGCGTGAGAGAAACGAATGTCAAAACTAGGAGACGCATTGGTAGCAGGTGCGAAAGTTTGACGAGGAGATGTTTGAACCTGTTCAATAAGGATATCACGAGGAGCACAAGCCATTCTCTTACGTTCATCATTCGACACGATGGCATAGTTAGCCCAAACCTGTACATTGGTAAGCTGGGGCATTCCATCAATATCTGCTTCAGTAGCAGCACGAGAGTAGCAGCCTTTAGTAGAGCAACTACCGCCTTTGATCAGCCCTGTACCAACAGCACTAATATCGTCAACAATTAACAAATCTCTCCAGCAACGGAATGAAAAGTTAATTCTCATATCGTTATATGGGAGAGCGGCCGTAGGAAGAGCTACACCACTGTCACGAGTAAAGAAAAATGGAAGAGGAAGATTGAGAGTAAATTGAGGAATGGTTTTACCAGCAGAACGGTTCGGACCGTGGGGATCGCACATATCAGAAAAGTTACCAATCATATTGTTGTAACCAGTACGCTTACCTGCGGGAACAGTGAAGGCTGTCCAGAAATCCAAGTGGTAGTTGTCAAAACGGGCGGCAACCAAGTCATTAAAAGTGATACAAGCCTCTCTGATAAGATTGTGCATAAAGTTTCTGGTCCATCGAATGCGTAAATTACAGCAGTCATTGAAAGCCTTGGATGGTTTAATTTCCGGAGTTGTCAAGCGGAGCCACGTGGTCAATAAATAATCACCTGCTCGAGAAATGCTAACAGACCACTCGGTATCGAAACCGGGATTACCACTAGCACGGGATAGGACAACAGGAACCTGAGTAAACCAGGTTGATTTTCTCGTCTCCCGGACGAAATAAGCAGTAGCATCTGGACCACCATACATATATTTTTCAAGTTCATCAAAAGTCGCAAGATCAATAAATCCGGATGTTACGTTTGATGTACAAATAGAAGCCATAGTTTTTTATATTACACAAGATAAATTTTTTTAATTTTTAATTTTATTATATCCATCGTTTATTTAATGAACACTTAAAAGTTAAACTCTGAACTAAATAGAAAATTATATATCAATAATGTCACAACTAGATATTTTAAGCATAGATGCTAAAATTAAACAAGCATTTACAGAAGACTCCAATAAATTACCTCATTACAAAGAAAAACTTCTAGATCTACAAAGAACTTTGCAAAAGGAAAAATTATCTACAAGAGCATTTCGAAACCTAAAAAATAATATATATGAACTGGAGGAAAAAATAGGAAATCTAAAATCTGGTCAGCAATTAAACTTTTATATCGCGGAATCTGCTCATACTATTGAACGGTATAAACAAATATTACAAACACCTGTTAAATTAAGTTTTATTGGAAAAGCTTCCCGTGATAATCAAGAAAAAAAAGATATCACATTAGCATATATTAAAATAGCTCAAAAATATACAGATATGACTGGGGATATTAAAATATCCCCTAAAAAATCAATAATAGTTGTATGTAACAATTGTCCTAACAAAAATCTATTTGATATAATTGATAATAGTATTTATATATGTATACAATGCGGTTCTCAGCAAGAAATATTGTTACATACATCATCTTACAAAGATATTGATCGTATTAACATTTCAGCTAAATATACATATGATAGAAAAGTACATTTTAGAGATTGTATAAATCAATATCAAGGTAAACAGAATAGCACAATTGATGATAAGGTGTATAAAAATCTACTAGAACAATTTAGTAAACATCATCTTCTTATTGGTAATAAAAAAACTCCAAAAGAAGAAAGATGTAAAAATATAACTAAAGAACATATACATTTATTTCTTAAGGAACTTGACTATACTAAACATTATGAGAATGTTAATCTTATTCATTATCATCTTACTGGAAATAAACCCGATGATATTTCTCTATTAGAAGATAGACTTCTAGACGATTTTGATCAACTAACAGATTTTTATGATAAGAAATTTAAAAACAAACCAGGTTTTGATCGGAAAAACTTTATTAATACACAATATGTTCTTTATCAACTATTAATGAGATATAAACATCCGTGTAAAAAAGAAGATTTTACTATACTAAAAACAGTTGATAGAAAATCTTTTCATGATGATGTAGCAAAAATATGTTTTGAAGAATTAGGCTGGAATCACCAACCTTTATTTTAAAAATAATAAATTTAAAAACTAAATTGGTTTTTATATTAAAAAGATGTCAAATAATACATTTCATTATTTGTTTGATAGTATAGAGAATATAATGGAAACGTTATTTGAAAATTTTTTAGAAGAAGAAATCTTATTTGAAAATAGAATGATGGAAATTGCTACTATAGAAAGTTTTAATTATTATAATACACAGGAAAAAAAACCTAACGTTAAACTATGTATAAAAGAAAGTAATGCTACTGATGATATAAAAGATGAAAAATGTCCAATATGTGTTTCAAATTATGAGATTGGTGAAAAAATTACAAAAATTGAATGTAATCATATTTACCATACTAATTGTATATCCGAATGGGTAAAATATAAATCAGAATGTCCTGTGTGTAGACGTTCTATAGAAACTAGCATTAATGAATAAGTATTAATGAATAAGTATTAATGAATAAGTATTAATGAATAAATATTAATGAATAAGTATTAATGAATAAGTCTCGGTTTCTTTTTGTATTGTTGATAATAAAACATCATCATATTTTTCAAGTTAATTCCTATCTGTGTATATTTTTTTGTATCTAAATTAGCTATAGATGCTCTCACAGCCCAAAAAGGTCCGGCGAATCCAACTGCTGGAAGTAAAACAGTCGAATAATTTTGCGCAAGTAACATTAAAAACTCAAGAGGATCTTTATGCTCTATTAAATATTTACTAAATACATCATCGTTTGTTAAATATTTTGCTACCTTAATAAGATCTATTATAATGTAATAGTTACTATTCATAACACTTTCTTCAAGTTTATATTTTATAGGTTTTAAAAGAAGATCCATACGTGTTTTTAGTAATTTTTTTACCATTTTATTATAAACTCTTTCTTTATCCATATAATCATGCATAGCAAAAAGAGTCATTAAAACTTGTTGTGGAGTAGACAAACCAGCTGTATGACCTTCGGCGACTTGTCTACTATCTAATAATAATCTATCGATAAAAGTAATGTTTTGCGGTTTTGTTGTTATAGTTGAATATCTGTCGTTTACAGAAGACGGCGCGTTTTTAAGAAGTTTGTTATCTATTATATTGTTATTATTTATAGCAATTGAACCCAATCTCCAGCCAGTAACCCCGAAATATTTGGAAAATGAATACACACCAATCGTGTTATAAGGCAGGTCATTCATTAAACCATTGAACTGATCTACAAATGGTGCGTACACATTATCAGCAAGTACAATAAGATTGGGATTGCTTTTATTTACAATTGATGCGATTTTTTGAGTAGTTCTTTTAGATAAAGATAAAGCCGTTGGATTAGTTGGATTACATATAAATAAAGCTTTCATATTTTTATTTCCTAATTTAGCAAGTTCTTCATCATCGATTTCCCAGTTATTATCAGGATTTGCTTTTATACAAACTTGAACAAGATTGTAGTTTTGAAGTGCTGGTATTTCTAAATATGGAGAAAAAATTGGAGTAAATATACCAATTTGATCACCATCAACTACTAGTTTATTATACTTTAGAGAATTAAATACGTAAATAATCGCCGCTGACGCACCTTCTGTTGGAAAAATTTTTATTTGATCTTTTAAACTGTCATTTTTGTATATTATTTTACTCAAAAATGCTGCTAAAATAGGTTCTGCGTATGATTGTACACGAGGAGGGTTTGGATAAAAACATCCTAAAGTTGATATTATAATATCATGTGCTAGTTTATCTTCTGAAAATCCAGTAATTAAAATCATTTTCTTAAACGCCTTTGATAAAAATTTTCCAGATATTGTATCAATGTTTATATTAATTAATTTTTTCAATTCAGCGCCTATACCCTTTTCTTCTGGTATAAACCCAATACCATCTAGAGGTGTTAACTTTTCACCTATATGCGTAGCAAAAAGTTGTAATAATGCAAATGCATATCTAGGAAGAGTAGAAAAAAAGTTTGGATTCCCACGCCCAGCGTCTAATATTTCTCCTTTATTTTTGTGTGCTAGTTTTATCAATGTGTTTTTAAACTCAAATGGAGATAAAGAACGATATTTATATCCGATGTCTTCTTTATCTACAAATATCTTGTAATAAGCATTACACGGTTCTTTAAATGTTTCTTCCATATTTATTTATATAATGGTTACTTTAAAAAAGAAATTAAATTGTTATATAAAAATAAATGTCCGATTTGAAAAGTATAATAATTCCTTTTTTAATTGGAGGTACGGTTATTTCAGGAGTTAAATACGCAAGTACTAATTTTAAAAATCCTGCTATCGCCGCTATTATTGGAGGTATTCCAACTGGATTAATTTCAATATATTTTATAAGTAGTGATAAATCATTAAAATACGCTCATAATTACTTTTTCGTAACATTATCCTTATTAATGTCTATTGCTGTATTTTACATATTACATACATATACAGAATTAAAGAAAGATATTGTATTACTTATTTCATTGTGTTGCTGGGCTACTTTGATTTTTATTAGATATTCAGTGGCTGGAAAAAGCGATTCATAATCTAAGACGGTTTATTTACGTTTAGATTGTGCTTTTTTTCTAAGAATTGCTTTTTGCTGATTATTCTCTTTTATTACATCATCAAATTTTTTAATTGTATCAATCGATGTTGAAACTAACTGAGGTTTTTTTATTGAAAGATCAATATATTTACCTGTTATTAAATCAATCCTTAATTTGTTAGAAGCGTATTTTTCCGGTTTATTAGTTAATTGTTTATTAGTTAATTGTTTATTAGTTAATTGTTTATTAGTTAATTGTTTATTAGTTAATTGTTTATTCTCAAATAGTTTATTCGCTAATGGTTTATTAGTTAATTGTTTATTCTCAAATAAACTGTAATTTTTATTATCAGGTGGAGCAACAAATGAAAAAGACGATTTAGATTGTTTTCTATAAGCATCTAGTCTTTGTATAACTGTATCATAATTTTTTAATAAATAACCAACTTTTTCTTTGATACCAAACACGTTTAACTCTTCATCCCAATACCAAGAACAATCAGTGTTTGGATTTGTAAAAAATGCATTTTTTACCATTAGACCAATAAAAGGAAGAAAATCAAAGTCTGTTGGATTACCTGTTATTATATTTAAGAAAAGGAGAATATTGGGAATATCGAGTATACCGTCTAATATATAATGTAATATTTTAAAAAAATCTAACCAATTATCATATTTATTACATTGAGTTGAAGTACATAAATCTTCGCATATATCATCATTTAATACAGGATTGTAGCCTAACTTTGGTGAATAAGAGCGATCAAAATCGTATATAAATGTATTATACGTATTATCAGGTAATCTTTGTACAAAAATATTATTATAATGTAAATCGTTATGTGCTATATTTCTCTCTTTTAAATTTTTTATACCTTTAACAATATTAACAAAAACATCGCAAAAATTGCTCATTACTATTTTAGGATTAGTTCCACTTGAAAGATTTTTTTCAATGTTTTTTATAACACGTTTAAAAGTGGTTACATTATCTCCCATTATTACAGGTGTCATAATACAACTAAATGTCAAATTAGCAGAAATAAAATCTATAAGTTTTTTGTCTCCATATGATAATGATTGTGCTTTTAGTGATTCAGATTTATAATTAAAATATACAGAAGGTTCATCTGGATCTTTTAACCATTTAATAAAGATCCAAAGAAATAGATTAAAGTTTTCATCTCCTTCTTTAAAATTACCTAATAAACCAGCAAAATCTGATATTTTTGAATTATTTGAATCAGATAATATAGGAGTTATTGTATAATTGTCATCTTTAACATCGTCTAATAAATGGTATACTTTTTTCTCGTATTCTAATCCACCACACTCAGTCTTCCAGTTTTTAATCCACATATTTCTAATAGGAATCCATGATTTATTTACGTCATGATCATCTGAAATAATTGTGTCATTTATATTTGGCCATATTTTGAAAAAATATTTAAAATCATCGTCTTTATAGTTTAACGTATTTATTATATTTAAAATAGAAGGATAGTTCTCCAGTGTTGTAATATTAATATTTTTCGCATAAAAACATAAACTTGGGGATGCGCTGTTTTTATGATTGAATTTAAAATTATTATTAAATAATACTTCCATTTATTTAATAATAATTTTAAATAAAAATCTTGTTTAAAATTATTTTCTAAGCATTTCTTTTCTAAGAATTTCTTTTCCGCTATTATTTTCCTCTATTATATCCTCAAATTTCTTAATTGTATTAATTACAGTAGACGTACGTTGAGGTCTTTTTATTGAAAGATCAATATATTTACCTGTTATTAAATCAATGCTTAATTTGTTAGAAGATATATTTTTTTTATCAAACTTGTTTGTAGTTAACTTGTTTGTAGATAAATTATTTGTAAAAAATTTATCTACAAACAAACCACCATTTTTATTATCTGGTGCTACAAATGCAAACGAAACAGCGCCTGTCCTATAAGCATTTAGTCTTTCTATAATTGTATCATAATTATTTAATAAATTTTTAATTTCATCCAATTTTTGTGTATTCCAATACCAGGAACAAGTATCATCTTCTGTTGTAAAAAAAGAACTTATTTCCATTAGTTCAATAAAAGGATCAAAATTGTAGTTTACCGGGTTTCCAGTTATTATTTTTAACAAAAGTATTTGAAATTTTTCAGGTGAATAATTTAATATATAATGTAATATTTTGAAAAAATCAAACCAAATATCATACATATTACATTGAGTTCTTCTACATAAATTTTTACAAATATCCGTATTTAATAAAGGATTATTACCTAAAGTTGGTGAATAAGAACGATCGAAATCGTATATAAATGTATTATAAGTATCATCAGGTAATCGTTGTACAAAAATATTACAATAATGTAAATCATTGTGTGCTATATTTCTTTCTTTTAAATTTTTTATACCTTTAACAACGTTGACGAAAATATCACAGAAATTTTTCATCACTATTTTAATACTTGTTCCATCAACAATAAGATTTTCATACGAATTATTTATAACACCTTTAAATGTAGTTACATTATCACCCATTATTACAGGTGTCATAATACAACTAAATGTCAACCTGTCATATATAAATTTAACAAGTTTTTTTTCTGTATCTGATAATATTTCAACTTCTACATTTGCTGAACCATAATTAAAATTTTTAGAAGGCTGTCTTGGATCTTTTAACCATTTAATAAATATCCAAACGAACAGTTCAAAGTTCTTATCACCTTCTTTAAAATTTCCCAATAAACCAGCAAAATCTGATATTTTGGATTTATTTGAATCAGATAATATAGGAGTTACTGTATAGTTATCTTCTCCTTTAATACCGTCTAATAAATGATATACTTTTTTCTCATATTCCAAAGCACCCCATTCTCCAGACCATTTTTTTACCCACATATCTCTAATAGGGATCCATAATTTATTTACTTCATTATCTGGACAAATAATTGTCCTATTTATATGCGGCCATATTTTGAAAAAATATTTAAAATCATCTTGTTTATAGTTTAATGTATTTAATATAGTTTGAATACCCGGGTTTCCATCGGTAGATCCAATATTTTTTGAATATAAACATAGACTTGGAGACGCACTATTTTTATGATGAAATTTAAAATTATTATTAAATAATACTTCCATTTATTTAATAATAATTATTTAATTATTAAATTAAAAATAGTTCATTATTTTTTTCTAAGCATTGCTTTCCGTTCATTATTATTTTCTATCATATTCTCGAATTCATTAATAGACTCTTTATTTTTATTTGTTATTAAACTAAATCTAGATACAGATTTTTCGTTAAAGGAAAAAGTTGGTTCAGGTGCTACTATATATATTTTAAGTCGTTCTATAATTGTATCATAATTTTTTAATAATGCTTGTATTTTATTTTTTATTACATTATTACCCCAATACCAGCAACAACCAGTTTTTGGAGATATAAAAAAAGGAGAACTTTCAATTAATTTAATAAATGGACGAAAATCAAAATCATTTGTACCTGTTATTATATTTAATAAAAGAATTTTAAAATTAAGAGGTGTACCTATTAATATATAATACAGTATTTTAAAAAAATCTAACCAATTATCATATTTATTACATTGACCCGACTTACATAAACCTTCGCAAACATTATTATTTAATAAAGGATTATCACCTAACATAGGAGAATATGAACGATCAAAATCATATATAAATGTATTAAATGTACCATTATCTAATTGTTGTACCAAAATGTTTTCATAGTGTAAATCGTTATGCGCTACATATTGTTTTTTCAAATTTTGTATACCTCTAACAATATTTAAGAAAACAATACAAAAAGATTTCATTGTTATGTCAATACTTCTTTTTGATAGACTAGAAGCTGTGTTATCTATAACAAGTGAAAACGGCGCTACATTAGAACCACTTATTACTGGTGTAATAATACAACTAAATGTTAAATTATTAGTTATAAAATTTATAAGGTTAGTAGAAATTTTTGGCATTTTTTTAACATCGTCAAGCGCTTCATTATAATCAAATCCAATGTTAGGCATCTTAGTATTTAATAACCATCTGAAAAAAATATAAACAAATAGTCTGTAGTTTGTATCACTATCTTTAAAATTATTTAATAAACGAGCTATATATGGTATGGTAGTATTTGATGAATCAGATAACATAGGTGTTATTGTATAGTTATCGTTTACTCCTCTAATACCCATTAAATGATAATATACTTCTTTCTCATATTCCAATGCTTTACATTCAAGAGACCAATTTTTAATCCAACTATCTCTAATAGGAATCCATAAGTTATTAACATTATTATCATAATCACAAACAATTGTATTGTTTATATTTGGCCATATTTTAAAGAAATATTTAAAATCGTCTTTTTTGTAGTTTAAAGTATTTAAAATATTAGAAACTTCAGAAGCATGAGTAATAAGACTAGCATCAATTTCTCTTGAATACATACATATACTCGGAGAAGTGCTATTTTTATGATGGAATCTAACAATATTATTGAATATTAAATGATCAGTCATTTATTTATAAATGTATTATTTTATAAATAATCATATTTATAAAATAATAATACATTCAATCGTTTTGTGTTTAGAACAAGCTGAACTATTTATTATTTTTTCTAAGCATTGCTTTTAATTCATTATTCTTTTCTATTATATCCTCAAATTTTTCAACAGTATCAATTGAAGTAGAAGGACGCTGAGGTCTTTTTGCGGAAAAATCAATATATTTACCTGTTATTAAATCAATTCTTAATTTGTTAATGCTTAATTTGTTAATGCTTAATTTGTTAATGCTTAATTTGTTTTGGTTAGACATTTTATTAAAAACACCAGATTTTCCCTTTGTATTTTCAATTTTATTTACATAATTTGTAAACAGTTTATCAGATTGCGGTTGTTCAAATGCAAATGAAAATAACACGGTATTATATCTTTTTATTCTTTCTATTACTGTATCGTAATCTACTAATAAAGTTTGAATTCTATTTTTATAATTATGACTTGTTGAATTAGAGTCCCAATACCAACAACAATTAGATACTGTTGATATAAAAAAAGCGTTTCTTGCCATTATTTGAATAAACGGAACAAAATCCGGATTATTTGGACTATCTGTTATTATTTCTAAGAAAAGTAGTTTAAAATTTAATGGAGTGTCTAGTAATATATAATATAATATTTTAAAAAAATCTAACCAATTATCATATTTATTACACTGACCACTCTGGCATAAACGTCTACATATGTTATTATTTAATAAAGGATTATTATTCAAGGCCGGTGAATAAGAACGATCAAAATCATATATAAATGTATTATAAGTATCATCGGGTAATCTTTGGACAAAAATATTAGCAGAGTGTAAATCGTTATGTGCTATATTTCTCTCTTTTAAATTTTTTATACCTTTAACAACATTAACAAAAACATCGCAAAAATTGCTCATTACAACATCGACGCTTATTCCATTTGTAATATTATCTTTTGTATTTGAGATAAATCGGTCAAAAGTAGTTACATTATCACCCATTATTACAGGTGTCATAATACAACTAAATGTTAAATTATTATATATAAATCTTATTAGTCCGGCTGTTGTACTTGGTATAGTATTTGATTCTAATATAGCTTTATTATAATCAAATAATTTATTAGGCTCCTGTGGATTTACCAGCCATTTAAAAAACATATAAGCAAATAATCTATAGTTTGGATCACTTGTTTTGAAATTATTTAATAAATAAGCTAATCCCGCTATTGTAGAATTTTCTGAATCAGATAATATAGGAGTTAATGTATAATTATTATCTCTTACAACATTATCCAATCGACGATAAACATCCTTTTCATATTCCAATGCTCTACATTCAAGAGACCAATTTTTTATCCACATATCTCTAATAGGAAGCCATAAGTTGTTAACATTATTATCATAATTACAAACAATTGTGTCATTTATATTTGGCCATATTTTGAAGAAATATTTAAAATCATCTTGTTTATAGTTTAAAGTATTTAAAATATTAGAAATTTGTGGTGTATTTGGCATTAAGGGTAAAATCGTTTTTGCCATTAAACATATACTTGGAGAAGCACTATTTTTATGATGGAATTTAAAATTATTATTAAATTCCATATTTATATTATTAAATTATATTATTTAATAATAATTTACAAGTATCCTATAAGTTTTAGTTTATGTCTTATATAACTTTCTATTTGAGGTATTTTAACAGAATATGGAACTTCTATTAAATTAATTCTGTTATCTCTACACATACGTCTTTTTAATTCATCTCTATACTGTTGATTCCTAAATGCTTCTTTATTTTTATGAAAGTAAGGAGTTTGTTTATAATGCTGACACCCATTATATTCAACAGCGAGTCTTAAACTAGATTCAAAACAATCCAATTCTAAATTAAAATTTTCACCAGAACCAGAACTTGTTACAGGATTTCTTAAAAAATCAGGACGACAAGTATTAAAAGGTTTATTGAAAATTTTTCTTAAAACATTTCTACATTCTAACTCACCCTTGCTTATTTTTTTCTGATGTGTAACATTATTTTGACTTGTTTGATTATTTTTATACATATCAAGATTATAAGATGAAGACCAAGTGCCTTTTTTTCCTCTTTTAAACAGAGCTAAAACTGCTATTATAAACAAACTTGTAACTAAAAGTATTTCATAACCTCTTTTATTCCATAGTTCTTGTATTTTGTCTAACATTTTCTTTATATTAAGTAAAGAAAATGTTAGCTTTTAATTACTTAATATAATAACACATGTTATAAGAGATAATATAAATAAAGTTACAACTATTGTGATTATATAGGGATTTATATTTTTAAAAAATTTATTAGATTTTTTGGATTGAATTCCTATTTGTAGTCGTGTCAATAAAGAAGTTGGCCCATAATTAGGGTTCTGGTTCAAAATGTCTTCATCGGTTTTTAAAAAACATTTTTCTATAGATGTACCATTTTTATCTGGTATACATCTATTATCAGAGCTTTTGAAACGAAATATAGGATATCCATATTTATCTTTCTTCCATTTAGGTAATAACAAACCATTCGCATCTATATTAGATATATGAGTGTCGTAGTTAACTAAAACATAAAGAGGAGATAATTTATTATATTTCCATCCTTGTTTGGATTCTCCAGGAGGAGTGGCATTAAAACTTGGATAACTATCTCCGTTTGGGGTAATATGTAAGTAAAGAGGAACAGTAGATGGGACTGGTTGACTCCACGTCATAAAAGATACTGAATTTTTTTGTATATCAAATGGATCATACGCGTATTCTATTGTTTGTGTACTTGAAGACGTTTTTATCGCATTAATAAGTTTTAAACCGGTTGGAATTGGTCTTACCATAGGTGAAAATGCGTAAAAAATATGATAATTTTTCCATCCTTTTTCATATTCTTGATTGTTTTTAACACATTCAAGTTTTTCTAATCCATCCTTTGTTTGTATTCTAGTTGGATAATTTATCACTCCGCGATAAGTTGACGTTGATTTATCGTTATAATGTAATATACAAAACTGTGAAATTATAATAGATGAACTCATTTATATAACATAAATAATTTCATTGAATTATTTTTAATCTTTATTCCTACCTTTCTTTTCTTTTGTAAAGACTTGTAAGTTACTTTTTTGTAAAGATGCTGGTATTTCTTCTGGTGATTCATCTTCGGATTCCTGATCCGATTCCTCTTCAGATGAAGATTGTTTAGTGTCTGTTAAATCTTCTTCATCTAGATCTTCATTATCAATATAATCTTCAATCTGACCATAACCAAGAATATCAAAAACTTTAACCATCTTTTTCTCAGTTTTATCTTTTTTACGAAGATTTAACTCCACTTTATCTAAAATACCATTAAATTTTCTATGAAATGAATGATGATTTAATTCAAGTTTAGTTAATTCTTTAGCAGTTTTTTCACTAATAAAATGCTCCATATCTAAATCAAATGTACTAAGATCATCAAGTATATACCACTTAACTGATTCAAGTTGGTCGTGTAAATGCTTCAAGTTTTTCTCATTTCCTTCATATCTAATACAATAGTACCAACTTTCACATTCTTCTCCGCTTGTTTCCATAAGAACTACATATTTATATTCTTGGTTAGAATTTTCATTAGTTGATGATTTTGATTTCGTTTGGTCAGACATTTTAAGATAGGATTTATGTTCTTTTAAATAAATATATAAAAATTCATCATATTTCAATCACTATAAAATCTTCGGAAATCTTTTTTTGTTTAATAAGTGGATCAGTAAATCCTTTTGTAGAAATACCACGAAGATTACATATAAACTCTATATCAGTTAGCATAAGCTTAACACGTCCAGCGTGAATAGCAGCCATATTAGCATCCTTTAGAATATCCACAACATATTGTTCAATATAATATTGTAATATAATAAAAACATCCTTTGATATTTTCATACCAGAGTTATTTTTATTAACAATACCACGAACAACTCTTTCAAATGGAAACTTGGCGAAAGTTAGGCAATTACTCATTTTTTGATATTTCTTAATCTCTCGAAGAGCAACAGTTCCAGGTCTAAAACGATGTGGTTTTTTAATTCCGTCAACGTCCTTATTATCCTTTTTTTTACGGGGTTTCTTTGAAATAAGACACTCGTGAATGTAAGGAATAACACCTCCTCCAAGAAATGAAATATTTAGTTTCTTAAAAAGATTTGATAACTCTTGATCTTCACTAATAGAAATTTGAAGATCTCTAATAGTAATACGGATTCTATTGTTATTAACAGAAGACTTTGATGCTAATATTAAAATCTCTGCTGCTAAATACTCTAAAACAGCAGCAAGAAACACAGGAGCTGAGCTTGTAACCATTGCTTTAGAATATCCAAAATTACGAAGGAATTTTTCCGCTATAGAAGGTGGAAAAATAATACCTGCTTTACATTGGCGTGAACCACCCTTAGATGTTTCAGAACTAAATGTTTCAACTGATTTAACACCTTCTCTGATTGAGTTAATAGCCAAATCACCGGAAAAAAGAACTTTAACAGCGTTAGAGACTTCTTTATCAGACATTGTTTTTTTCTTAGCTATTTCTGTTAAACGAGCTACTATAAACGAAATATCTCTAGCTATAATACATAACGCACTATTAAGTTGTTGTTTAGAGTTTGATGTAATGCCATTCTTGATAGATACTTGTTTCAATATTTTGGAAATATAAGTTTCAAAAGAACGACATTTTTTCCTTTTTGTAATCTTTTCAGTTTTCTTAGAACTATCAAACTCTATAGTCATTATATCAGTCGATATCATTTTGTTTAGAGCAATATAATCTTTTAAATCTAGTAATAACGGTAGAGAAAAGTAGTTAACTAACCATTTAAAAACAAAGAACACGTTATTATAAATGGAAGATATTACTAAACCATCTATTACTCGTTTAGCTCGACGAGCCGGTGTAAAAAGTGTTTCTGATGACTGTTTTAATACAATTCGTCATATAATTTATAACCGTCTTGAAGAATTAATTTATACATCACTTATTGTTAACTCTGAACATCAAACAAAGACTCTTATGTCAGATAATATATATGATGCGTTTTCTCTTGATGGATGTAATATAACTCAATCTAATGATTTAGGTACTACAACTTGCTCAAAGTAGATTATATATTGAATTATTCAATATATAATTAAACAGATTAAGATAAATAATTTAGACAAAAGAAGTAAAACTAAGATCACCTCCACTAACTTGCGTGTCAAATTTACTTGACATATCCACTCCTGATGAAATTCTTTGAGAACCACCAGATGTTTCAAATAAAAATTCACTAAGAGTGTTATTGGTTTCATTATTGTGACCCCCCATCACTTTCAAAGCACCAGAGTGAAGATCAAGATGAGGAGTTGGATGAACATTAAACCAACCATTACCATTGCCACAATTAGGGACAATTGCTAGATCACCTCGTAAATGATCTCCATGTCTACGAAGTCTGCTTCTTGTATTAGCATATATATAACGATCAATCACAATAGCTGTATCAGTACCTCCAGTAGAATTAATTGTTGTCATGTCACCAACATTGAGACTGCCGTCAAGAACATTAAGAGTATTATTAGGAGAATAAACTTCATTCAGGGCAGATACATAGTTTTTATCATCTGAAATATTTTGAGAATTCATAGAAGTGGTTCTACCTTTTCCACATCTATCTTCACAATTACGTCCACAGGAACCCCCGCATGCTCCTTTACTACATCCAAAATTTTCTTGTATACCAGGCTCTTGATAATCCTCTTTGGCCATTGTACTCCAATCAATCGGTTTACAAGGAGATGCTCTATGTTCATAACTTGGAATATTACCATATCTGATACTACTTTTGGATTTATCATCAAAACGAGTTGAAGGCATAGCTTGGAAGTTTGGACGAGAAACACTTTGTAACATAGCTTGAGTATTGTTTTTTACAGCATGTTGTTTGTCATTTCTATGAAGATTTTCTCTTACAACTTTCTTAGATGTCGGGTTCATTCCCCAATTTTCAGATATAGCAGGTTGCATATTAGTATTACATATAGCAAAAACAGCAACTACTAATCCAACAAGAGTGAAAAAGAATTTAGAATCTAACATTTTATTTATACTCTAGAAAGATAAATAAAATAAAAAAAATCTGATTTTTTTACGAAATAATATTATATTCAACTTACAAGTAAATATTTTTCTATTTTTTCTAAAATAATAAGTTGTTGTTTAACAGAAGAGCAATTTTGTTCCTTTTTATCAAGTAATTTTTTATCTAGTAATTTTTTATCACGTGAATATATACAACTTGCTACATTATGTAAAGTATTTATATTTGCGTATTCAGTTTTCATATTTACAGTTTTTATAGACATCAAATCAGAAAAATTTTTCAAGTAGTATTCTTTATGTATATCAGACATTTTAAACATCCCTTGGTTTAAGAAAACATGTTCTATAATATTTTTATACTCTGATAAATCTTCTTGCTTCTTATAGTAAGTATTTAAAAGACTAAGAATAACATCGGGAAATAAAAATGTGTTTTCAGTATACGGAGGTGATTCTAACTTTGTAAATGTATGAAATAAATTATATTCAATATTTTCACAATCACTTTTTTCTAAATTATTACCATATAATTGTTTTATTTTGCTGATAGTTTTATTATACTTTTTATCACCTACATCATCCAAATTTTCAGATTTTAAATATTGTTTCATCAAAGTATACACAGATGATATACTTTCTTCTAAAGTCTGCGCTGCATAATACACAAAAAATAGATTTATATTCTCTTGTAAATCACATAAAAGTACTCTATCAAACACGTTAATGAATGATTGTATTTTTTCTTCTTGTGATGAAGCAAGTATATATTCAAATACTTGACGAGGATTTCCCCTGTTAATTCTAAAAGTAGGAGAATTAACATTTTCATATGAAAATTTATATGTAAAAGTTTTGTTGATATATTTAACAAAATCAAGAGGAGTTAATAACTCTAATTCGTGCTTGTCGCTTGATATCATTTCAGCATATTTTCTTGCTCTAGAAATAAAAAACTGTAAATCTGAAACACCTTTAACTCCAGTTTCTTTAAAAGGTTTCTTTTTATACCCTGTTCCAGATATAAAATTAGCAAGCTTGATAATATCATTTACATCTTTTTTAGACAGATTCAATTGTGTTATAATATTAAGAGATGATAGTAAAATACTAATAATATCTTGAATAGTACTCATTTTATACATATTAATATAGCCGTGATGTTTATTTTCATATATAACATGAGATTTACCATAATCAATAATTACTGGAATAATATTCGTAGTAATTCTAATAACATTAACACCATCCAACATATAATCAAAACTAATAGGTCTAGGAGATTCTTGAATCATAATATTCCATGGGGTAAGATCATAATGAACAAATCCACCAATCCTTTGAGCAACTTCAAGCGCCATAGAAAGTTGAATTAAAATAAAAATATAATCTTGTATATTGAATTTATCACTTTGTAACCATTTATCGAATGTTTGTCCGAAGATATGTTCCATAATAACAATATTTTCTGTAGGTCCGTCGAACTTTCCAAAAACATACGCAAAGTTGGGGATATATTTTACTATTTCATTAATAACTTTAGTACCAATAAAAGCCTCGTGGATATTCTCTTGCTGTTTCATTATATCTGTTGTAGACTTTATAATAAAAGAAAATCCAGCTAATGTATATTTTTTTACAAAAACTGTTTTAGCCTTGTTAGAAAATACTAGAGATCCTTCAGTTGCTATATCAGTAAATGTTGATTCTTTATTCACCATATTAATAATCCATTCTAATCCTTTCAGAATACCAAAAGATCTAGCCTGTCTAGGGATGATTCCAATATCAGCTATTGTTTTATCAGTCGGTGGATAAGATAAATCAAGAACCTTTTCCATATTAATTTGGGTTTGAAGAGGAGTTTGAGTATTGTAAAAATAAACACCTGTTTTATTTTTCAGATCTATAATAAGTTTTTGTAGATAATCTAATATTCCATCTTTCTGTAAATATTTAATGTAAAACTTTTTAGCATTTTCAGCTATTTTTTTACAAGCTTTATCATTATCACGACACCATTGAATTTGTTCTATTAAATCTGATAAATCAGACTTTACAGGTACATATTCAACCATCGGCTTCATTAAATTTCTAAACCATAATCTATATTTAGAATTAGCTAGTAAAATACAACATCCCATACTCATTTCTAAAGATAAACGAAACGCCGAGACGTGTCCGTCTACGTGAACAAGATATTTATAACCAGACTGTTGTAATGGAGTGAGAAAAGATGCTAAATGAATACCTTGTTTATTCATTTCTGGAATGTCTATAGTTTGTAGATATTTTTGTCCGGCTAATTTTCTTGGTCGAAGCTGCCACTTAGATATTCCAGCATCAAGTAATAATATTCCTTGAGCATCCGGAGGAGTTGTAGCTGAAATATATGCGAGTTTAAGACGAACATTTGTATCAATAGTTACTCCACATCCAGTGCTTGCTCCACGAAAAACAGCAGTTGGTTTTTTATCACTCCACTTTATATTAAACTGGTCAATAGTTGGAAATGATTTACAATTATCTCCAAAAAACTTTCCATCGTAACTTCCAACTCTAGACCAATCATCTCCAGTTGGGATGGCAATATCAGCGTATTCATCAGTTGTTACCATAGATAAAATTGGAGAATACTTGTCGTATTTATGTGAAAGAAGCGGTTGGTTATCTCCAAATATATGATTATAAGGCTCTGTTCCATTTTTCTTAAGAATAGGGAAATCTCTCCTGTTTAAGAAAAATTCGATATCGGGGACTTTCCTATTAGCACAAAGGACATTAAGCATATCACTCATTTCAGAATTGTTAGTATCACCTTCGTTAATAGGGTATTCAGATCTTACAAGACAGTTGTTAGCATACCAGTTATCTGTAAAACGGTTTACACTAACTTTGTATTTTTTCCCCATCATTTTGTTAATATGTGTTAAAAAGTTAAACATATTACCGTACTTTGGATCGATATTAATTTTAGAACCCCAATCATTAACAAATCCTTTCTTGCTAAAGGGAAGAAAAACCTTTACCTTGTTGTCTTGAATCTTAACAAACAAACCTTTTTTTAATTTGTTAAATATATACTGAAATGTATTATTAACACATATAGCATTGAGATTTTGGTACTTTTCCCATGATAGATCTCCTGACAAATCTACATCCTTGAATTTATTATCTTCGAGTTTTATTCTTGGAATACAAAAATCTCCATTAGATATATCTCTATATTCTTGAAACTGATCTTCATCGCCTGCTGTAAAATGTGTTTGGAAAAAATCACTATACCTGGGATTACTTATAATCTTAGTTCTTCCAGACTTGGAACATTCTTCCGCTGTAGAATAATAATCCGGTTTCTTTTGAAAATGAGAAGTAGTTGTCATATTGATTTTATTATAATCACAGTTATTATAAATCAATTTTTTACTTTTTGATTTATTTAATCAAATTTGTATAATTGAGTTATACTGTTTTTTATTTAACTAACCAAAAATTTACATATGCTATTGTGTTAGTTTTTCATTTAAACAGTATAATATTTAATATAAATGATTAAAAAACTTTTTCTAATGTTTATATCATTTATAATAAGCCAAGAATTATATATAATACCGGAGCAATGGTTTCCAACTATTTCTAATGTAAATTTCTGTTTAGAAAAAAATAATATTGATATTCATATCCCTTTAATTGAGACTGTTTTTAAAAATGTCAACACATTTTTAATGTATAATGATGTATATCCTTTATATTTTAATTTTTCTGCCGATGAAAATACTAATTGCGATTATTTTATAAATTTAATATCAAATACAACATTTTATAATAATACAGCAAATTGTCAACAAACATATTTATGTATTGCTGGAGCTTGTTATAATCAGGGGTGTAATATTACTATGAATGTATGTGCTTTACAAACAGCGGCAAGTTTTTATAATGTATTATTACACGAAGTATTACACGCCTTAGGATTAGGGCATCCTAAAAATATAATAAATAATAGTATAATGTCTTATATAACTTATATAAATAATAATTCATCCATGTATGATAATATATACAGATTAATTGGTGATATAGATATATATAATATAAATTATTTAATGCAAAGAGATTTTTCTTCATTTCATATATCAAATAATAAAAAACAAATAATACCAATATACTCTCCTAGATTACATGTATCTGGAAGTAAAAATTATATAATTAATTATAAAAATAATATTATAAGACCTTGTTTAATTAAATTAAATTCAAAACCATCATCAACACCTTCATCAACACCATCATCAACACCTTCTTTAAAACCTTCTTACAGACCTTCTTCTACTCCTTCTTTAAAACCATCCCTGAAACCTTCTTACAGACCTTCTTCTACTCCTTCTTTAAAACCATCCCTGAAACCTTCTTACAGACCTTCTTCTACTCCTTCTTTAAAACCATCCCTGAAACCTTCTTACAGACCTTCTTCTTTAAAACTACCCCCAAAAACTTATTCAACCCCATCTTCTTCAAAACCTTTTACAGCACCTTCAGTCTCGAAATCTTTCTTAAAACCGTCTACAAAACTTTTTCCAAAAAAACCGTCTGATAAGTTAACATGGTTTACAATTGAAAATAATATCACACCTGTTATAGATATAGATACGTCAGAAAATGCTTATATTAATATGCAAAATAATATATTACCAGATATAAATATAAAACAGAAACCTGCTGTGTTTGTAATGGCTAATAATATAATTCCAAATATACGTATAGGGTAAAGTATTTTAAAATTGATTTTTTACTTTTATAAGTAAAAAATAGAAAAAATATGTCTTTTGATTCAAATTCATCAACGCATATAGCCAACTATGTGACTATAGTTGAAGACGTAAATATTACTCTTCACTCAAAGTCTTGCGGCTATCCGCTATTCAGAATAACAGATAAAATAACAAATGAAGAATATTCTTTAGGTATTATTATGGAAGACTGGGATACATACTTCAAGATTCCTATAGACAATGTTAAAGTATGTTTGCTTTCTGAACAAAAAGAATCACACTTCTATGCGTGTTTAACTAAAGAAGTTCTTGAAGATTTAGTAAAGATAAAATCAACATATATTGAAACATATGTTGCTCAGAGAATGATTTTCGGGGATAAAGTGCCAACTCCTAGAAAACGACTAGAATTTGAAATTGGATATCAACTTATCAGTAAACTTTCTGATCTGCTTGTTTTCAAACACCAAGAAAATATTCTCAACTATCAAGCTGATTTTCTTGTAGAACTTAAAAATAATCTTAATAGAGATATTCCTTCTATTGTTATAGAGATTGATGAGGATGGACATAATGATAGAACTCCTGCTATGGAACAGTTCAGACAAAATGTTATCGAATATTTTAACAACAGATTTATTCGTATTCCAGTAAATAGAAACGCTTCACAAGAAGAAATCAATAAAATTGTTATTGAAACAGAACGTAGAATTAGAGATCTTAGTAAAGAACTCACGCTAGAATATACAGTTGATATTAATGAAGATGACTTTATCAAACAATTAGAAGATCATAATATTGACAAGGATTTTATCAAAAAATTTTTAAATGGTGATTCTGGTGATAAAGTATTCAAGTATACTCACCAAGAAATAGGAGAATTTTTAGGTTATCCTATAACAGAAAATTATGAGTCTTTCAGAAAATGTATAAAAGGGACTGTTAATAATCCTTCTGTATTTGTTGAAGGAATTGATTACAAAAAAGTTTCGAGCTCCGAAATTAATTTCGGAGCTCGAAAAAATCATAAAACTAGAGATGACAATAGAGCAACAGGCGGTGCTGGTCATAACAAAGTAACCTATCTTATTACTCGTACAACTTTTAATAGAATATGTATAAATGCTCATAGAAAGCCGAGAGCAAACCAAATAGCTCATTGTTTCGCGGTAGTTTACGAGGTTGCTGTTGCTTATGTACAAAGACTTAGAGAAAAGAATATTAAGTCTGGTATGAATACTGCGGAAAAACACGAGCAGGTAAAGGAAAGAATTAACCAATTAGTTACTCAAAACGTAAAAAAGACTAATGTGTATAAAATGACTACAGAGTTGGAAGAAATGAAAAATAAGTTGGAAGAAATGACAAGAGAAAGAGACGATTATAAAGAACAAGCTATGTTACAACAAATTTCTTTGAATGATTTACGGAAAAAATTAGATGCGTTACATCAATTAGATTCAGAGAAAACACACGAGTTAAATAAACTTTATAAAAAGAAAGATTGTCTTTCTAACTTAGAAAAGGCTATAGAGTACATCAATATTGAAATTAAGAGAAATAAAAAGATTGAAGAGGAATATACTAGTGAATCGGACATCTACAGTGATGAAGATGAAGTAGAATCAAATGATGTGAAAATAGTTATGAAAGCAGATACAAAAACGGTTACTAAGACAGTGAAAGCAGTTACTAAAGTAGTAAAATCTAAGGAGGTAAAAGCAGATACTAATGTAGTAAAACCTAAGTCTATTAAAGCAAATACAAAGATAGAACCTATAGCAAAACCAAAGAATGTAAAAGCAGATCCAAAGGTAGAACCTATAGTGAAACCCAAGGATGTAAAAGCAGTTACTAAGGTAGTAAAACCTAAGTATGTGAAAATAGATCCAAAGGTGGAACCTATAGTAAAACCAAAGGTGGAACCTATAGTAAAACCAAAGGAGGTAAAAGCAGTTACTAAGGTAGTAAAACCGAAGTCTGTGAAAGCAGTTACTAAAGTAGAACCTATAGTAGTAGAACCTATAGTAGTAGAACCTATAGTAGTAGAACCTATAGTAGTAGAACCTATAGTAGTAGAACCTATAGTAGTAGAACCTATAGTAGTAGAACCTATAGTAGTAGAACCTAAGTATACATTGGCAATTCTTAAAAAAAAGACTATAGTAGAATTAAAAGAGATATGTAGAAGTAATAAAATATGTGGATATAGCAGCAAGAAGAAAGATGAGTTAATTACTTTTATGCTTGCTCAAAAGAATATACGATAATTTATTCTTTCATTGTCTGACTACACATCTGTTTCACGAAATCGTGGTGGAATTCTGTTTTTTCTCCATCTGATCCTCTATCAACTGCCATTTTGTAATCAAATATTTTTACCATAGTATCCATAATATCATCTCCTAATTTATCCTTTAATTCAGTAGCGTATAAACATATAAGTTCTTTATTCTTATCCTTGATAGAATTAAAAAACTTTGATGCTAAACCTGTCATCTCAGGATCGGTTATGACATTCCCATCTTTATCCTTAAACTTTATCTTTCTCCTAGAATAATCAACACATACCATCTTATCTTTTAGAGGATAATCCAACGCGTATTGAGCATAACCTTCAGGTCCTTTCTTTATATGATCTATAGTTAGATTACTTACGCTTTCCTTTAATTTTTCTTCTGTCACAGGTTGAAGTTGTTGTATATAATTATTAATTTGTGTTTTGTTAGAAGTAGCGTGAGTAGGTCTTGATACAGCTTTTACCGCTATATTTTCTAGTTTATCTTGAAGTTCTTTTATTTGTTTTTCATATCTATCGGTTTGTTCCTTTATTTGTTTCTCTTGTTTCTCTATAATCTTATCTTTTTCTTCAAGTTGTATACAAAAATTTTTACCTATTCTTTTTTCTATAGAAAGAATACATGTTTGTGTATGTTTTGTCAAATTATAGTTTGACGTAAAATTTTTATCACAACCTTCGCATATAAAGGGAGTTTCTTCTTTTTCATCCCTTTCCTTTTTACAATAGTTAGCATATTTAATGTGTTTATTCAAACTAGATATATTAGTAAATTTATTTTTACAGTATTTGCAATCCATTTATACTTATTCTGTATTGTTTTAAATACATTCCATAAAATACCAAAATGTTTCGGAATGTTTTAGAATGATATGGAATTGTTTCAGGGAAAAGGCCTTGATTTTTGTTTTTTTGATCTCAACACAGAAATTGTGTGTTGAGATTTTTTATACATTGGGATTTTTTAAAAAAAGTTTTTGTTTTTACTCCTTTTTGTTTTTACTCCTTTTTGTTTTTTAGAATTCTGAATAATTCTAAAAAATATATTTAATTTACAAATTCTATAACTTTTTTTATTGTATCTTTAAAATATTCTATTTCCTTATTTTCCGGTAAAATAAATTGTTCCCTATTTGCTTGTTCTCTGTACTCTTTGAGTTTATTAAATACAGTTGTTTCAACTATCTTCATCATAGCATTCCTGATAATATAACTTCGTGTTCATCCGATTTATTATAAACAGAAAGTCTGCTAGTTAAATTCTCTGCCTTACCAAGTATGTAACGTCTTTCTTTCTTCATATTAGCAGCTACATTTCTTTCCTGATAATCTACTCTAGGTTGGCGTTTTTTACATATTTCTTGGTAAGAAACTGTATTTTAAGTTCTTTGTTCTTGTTCTCTTTTTGTAATTCCTTATATGATTTAGTCGGTGCTTATATCTACCTTACCTGTCATTATTACTTCATATACCCAACCAAATACTTTTACATCAAATGTAGGAGAAATCAACTGCGGTATATTAATTGCTACTTGCGGATGTACCCAAGTTCCTTGTGTGGAATTTTTAATATTTTTTGCTCCTGTTCCAAGTTTAATTAATTCGGCGGTGCTAATTAGCACCGCCGAAGAAAGGATTTAGTTTTATCTAAACACTAGACCATTTTTTGAGAAAGTTAGTTACATAAATTAGTGTTTATTTAACTTTGTAAGATAATGAGATATATTTCAACAATCTTGTTTTTGAACTAGACATAATATTATTTATTTTCTTTGTAAATTGCATTTCTTATGAACTAATCGAAGTGTAGAATTTTTTTATGAAAATTACACCAATCTAGAGCAATAATTCTATTTTTAAATTGACTCTCAACTCCAAGATCTTCTGTTTGGATATCAGAATATGTAATATTTTTCTTTTCTAAAAAATCGAAAAATACGTTTTCAAATGGTTTGATATGATCTACATGTAATCCTTCATGTCTAATCATATCTTTTTTACAAATTTCACATATAGAACAATCTCCATTATTATGAAAATCGTGAATTTGTGAACTAATTTCATATCTAGCAGCATTACTAATATCCTCTTTTACAGTGGGCTTACCTTCCGGCTTTAATGCTGTCACCCATGAAATATCCTCTTCTGTATCGTCATTTCGAATTATCCAAATACCCTGTGTTGGACCATTCCAGGAAGGGTTTATTCGAATTTCTAAATGTTTAATACCATTTCCACATTTTTGTTCAAAACGATGGTGATGAGAAAGTACTTTTATAAGAAATTCTGTATACGTTTTATCAATAGGTTTATTACATATAGATGATTTTACTATATGACGAATTTTATCCTTTACTTCTTTTTGAGTACTAATATGTAATTCTGACTTCCACCAAGAGATAGTTTTGCGTTTTAACATTTTTGAGTTTTCAAAATTCCATTTTTTTCAATTCATTTTTTTATTAAAAAATAGTTTGTTATCGATGTATACATTTTATGAAAACTCATATGATTTACCTAGTTCTAAATGTATTAAATTCTGTTCCGTTTACTTACAAATCATATTTTAAATTATTTATATTTGTATAATATAAATGACCAATATTGTTGACGTATTAACTATTGTTCTAAAATCTATGGTAGAAGTAGAAAAAATTATTAAACTTGATGGTGTAGAAAAAAAAGATTATGTTATAAATCTTTTAAAGAATAAGTTACCAGATTATGAAAAACACGAAGAGATTATACCTATAATAATTGAGTTAGTTATTATATTGTCAAGACAGAAAATACCAATTAATCTAAAAAAATTAGAAACTCTTTGCTGTACTATTTTTTAAAGTTACGTTTACAGACTACTTTTTGGAATTAACAAACTCTATAACTTTTTTAATTAAATCTATATCTCTTCCTTCCGGTAAAATAAATATTTCTTTATCCACGTGTTCTCTATACCTCTTAAGTTTATTGAATATTATTATATTTGATATATTCATTTTTTCTTCGTCTAAACAGTCGTGAAAATATATAACTTCTTCATATTCAAGTATTTTAGTTGGATTTTTTATTATATATCGTCTATCTTTCTTCATATTAGGAGTAGTCAAAATATATATTGTATACTTATATTGAAGAGATGAAATTTCTTTAGTACATAAATTAGTTATATCAAATAAAAGAAGTTTTCAGGATTGAGAGTAGATACTAAAACATCTACATTTTCTAGTTTATCCTGTCTTTCTATAATCTTATCTTTACCCATTTATATTTATTTTAAATAATCATTTAATATTTTATACTTTTAAAAGTATAAAATTAAGAAATTAATCTATTTCTATTTCTATAAAAACTCCATTTAAAATATCTTTAATATAACTAGTAATGTGTTTAACAAACGGAGGAGCAATAGCATTTCCTATTTGTTTAATCTTTTCTATATAAGTACCAAAAAAGTTAAAATCTATAGGGAATCCCTGTATCATTTGTAATTCAGTAATTGTATAAGGTCTTAGATAGTAATCATTAAAATTTAAAATATGTGGTACGAATAATCTAGGCATTCTTCCATAAGAACATAATATAGTTCTTGATACATCATTTAAATCTACAATACAACTATGCGTAGGAGATGCTCTAGTTCTAAAAGAAATTTTCTTTTCTCTGTAACATTTTACTAAATTTGTAGGAGGTTTTCCATATTCTAGATTCGTATTAATTACATTTACATTAGTAATACTCTCTCCTTTTTTAATCTCTTTAATTATGTTTTCGTCTTCTATTTTTAAAGAGTTTTCTAGTGAAAATTTAATTATATCTTTATTAAAAATTTTCTCTTCAACGGTTTCAACATTTTCTAAATTACATGTAATATTCAAATCATTTCTTATACCGTATATTATCACTCTTTTTCTTGACTGTGGTATACCATAATCTTTCATATTAAATAATGTATATTTCATAGTATACCCAATATTTGTGAATTCTTCTATTATTTTATCAATAAATAAAACCCCGTCTTCCATTTTTCTTGATAATAAACCTTGTACATTCTCTCCAATTATAAACTTTGGTTTTATTATTCTAGCAGCCCTTACAAATTCTTGAAACAAAAATCCTCTTTTATCGTTTGATTTTTTCTTCCCACCATGGGAAAAACTTTGACAAGGAAATCCGCCAAATATTATATCAACATTATACTTTTCAAATTCATCATCTGTAATTTTTGTTATATCTTTCCCTATGTGTTTACAATCAGGAAAATTGTATTCGTGGGTTTTAATAGCATTAGAATCAAATTCAACATATCCAACGACATTTATTCCAGCATTTTTCATTCCAAGAGTGTCTCCACCGGCTCCAGAAAATAATGATATAGCAGTTATTTCACGAGACATTTTATATTTAATTAATGATATATTTAAATATATCAATTTTATTTAAGATCAATTCTTAAATTACTAAAACCACATCCTTTACCCCATCTTAATTTAGCTTTAAAATTTATTTTATTTTCTATGCTAATAAAATCAAAATCGAAATCACTTTTCATACTTATGTTTACTGTATACTTTTCATCTAATAAAATTTTATCATACCATTTAAAATCTACATTATCATTTATATCACCATTAATTTGAAGCCATAAATCTTTTTCTGACAAACAAGTATTTCCCAAATTAATAATAGTTTCTGTAAACTTTTCTAAAACAGTAGAATCTGATTGTATTTTATTAAATAAATCGTTATTTACATCTTTTCTCAATTTTCTTAGATTTGATAATTGTGATTTTCCTTCGTATTTTTTACAAACTGTCTTTAATTCTATACTAAATAAAGTTTTTGGATCTCCTTGAGTACAACAATCGCTTTTATACCAAGTATTAAAAGTTGGTATATCAGAAGATAGTTTATAACAATCAGATAGATAGTTTGACGAGATATATTTATCATACCATAATTTAGCATATATATGTGAAATATCAAATTTTTCGCAACCGGCATTTACAAATTGAACACCACTTTTCCAAGGGGTATCTGTATGTTTAATTTTTTTATATTTACACGAACCTTTATGCTCTACTTGATATTTTTTACCATTATTATCTATTATAATAAAATCGTAATGACTTTTACGGTTTGATTTTGGTCTACATTCTGCTGTTTTAAAAGTTATATTCATATTCTCATACAAAGAACGTATTAGTTTTTTACCTAAATCTGTAGAATTATTTAAATGGTTTACAAGTTGTATTATGTTATATTCTTCTGTTTTCCCATTATTGGATCTTTTCGTAGATTCAACAATTATTTTCTTTTCATTCCATAAATCTATTAATTCAGTGTTTTTTATGTTATACTTATTTGATATTTTTTCAATAAAAGTTTGAACAACTTTATCAACAATAGATTTTGTTATTTTTGGCATTAAGTATTATAAAAATACTAATTAATTGATTTATTAAATCAATTAATTTAAATTTGAATGAAAATGCTTGATGTTCCAGCAAAGATTTATAATATTTTTGAGAGTTTGAAGTACTCCCCATATAATGGTGACATCAAGTGTAAACATTTTTCAGTTGCTATTAGAAAAGGAAAAATTGTCACACCTGTTTCCTGTAATTATCATCGTGTTAATGTATTTGGAAAGACTCGCGGAACTATGCACGCTGAAATGAATGCTGCCAATTATCTTATTAATATGGACGGGGGTATAGGATTTAACAAGCATAATATAAAATCCCCATCTAATCGACATCTACTAAAATTACAAAAAAAGATGAGCAAAACAGATATTCTTGTTTTTCGATCATCTCCTTCAGGTGTTAGATACTCTAAACCGTGTTCTGATTGTATTCATACAATGAAAAGATTAAGTTTTAGGAGAGTATATTATAGTTTGAATGATGGTACATTGGTAGGAGAAAAAGTTTCTCAAATATCTAGCGAAAATAGAACTCAAATGACAAGACATTTGGATGGAGATTTCTAAAATTATAGCTTATTGATTAACAGACTCATAATTGACATTTTTAGTTGATTCTACCAAAATACCTTCGTCGATATAAGAACCATCTTTTATCGATTTTATTTCAGCAAGCAATTTTTTTAGTAATGTATTGTTAGTTTTTTCATATATATTTATCAAAGTCGCTGACATATTTAATGAAATACCAATCCACGCTAAACGATTATTATTTGTTCCTGTTGCATATGATGTTAATACAATCCCAATTGATTGTATTAAATGAAATAAATATATAAGATATATATTTGACTCATTTAAACACTTTCTCTTACCTAAAAATCTTTTTAAATCGTTTACTTTATTATTATCAATAATCTTATCTATTTCAGAATTCATATTTATTAAATCAATCATTATTTTTTTCTTTAATCTTTTTAAACTTTAACTTCGTTTGTTCTGTAGGTGAACCACGTCTAGAATCCATAAGTTCATCAAATACTTTTTCAGGACTATCAACTCCTATACGTTCTAAAATATCAATAGCAGACGCTCTGGCATCCACTTTTTTCTTTATACGTCTAGTTGTTGTTGTTTCTCTAATTATAGCAGTTCCTTTGTATTTCAGACCTGGTTGATCCTTTGACTCCAAATATTCATCTATTTCGGTTTCAATAATTTTAACTCTATTCCTTAGAACAGTTCCTCTTTGTCTTAAAGATTTTAATTCGCTTTTTATAGAATTAAGTTCATTAACTTTTCCTTGTATTGACATTTTATTTACATTTAAAGACATCTTTAAATTAATCATTATTTATAAAAAATGCTGAGTTTTCAAAAAATTGTATATCAAAAAATGTTAAAGTTAAATTATCAAAAACTAAAATTATTTTAGTTTTTGATAATAAATGGATGGTTTACAAACTACTTTAATAACCGGTCCTGATAAAAATGGTATAAAAATTACAGAATCTCGTTCTAACACCTTTAATAATGATTTAAATAAACTACTAGCAGATTTAGATAGTAGGCTATTAATCGATTGTAAAGGACAAAATACTATTAATGATATTAAACAATATCCATCTTCTTATAATTTTTTCATTGTTTCTGATTATAATTTTCCCTTATTATCATCTTTTTGTCTTAAACAACATCCTAATAATCCAAATCTATTAGAATTATGGGCTGTATGTAGACATAGAGAAACGGCTCCTTCTAAAGATAAGAAGTATAATAATATAACAATGGCTTCTATTAAAGTTGTTATTAACTTATTGTTTGAAAGATATAACAACCTTATCATATGGTTGGAAGTATCTATAAACACGGGGAGAGGGAAAAGAGGAGAAGCAGTTAAATTAATCGATTACTATTCTGATATAGGTTTTGTTAATGAATTTTTAAAAAACCCAACTGAAGTTTCTCCTACTGGAATACAAATAGGTTCCTATCATCAAACAATGGTTTTAGATAATAATAGTAGAAATATAAATGAAGGACAAAAAAAACGAAATAAGTCTGAATTTTTATGGGATTGTTGTTGTCTTTTTCAAGAAAGAGTATCATTTTATATAAGTAAACAATTAGTTCGTGTTCTAAAAACTATTTATATAAAAAAGCACAAGGAATACGGATTTGGATTTTATATAAATCAAAAAGAAGAAAGACGGGAAAATATATATAAATTATCATTGGTTAGAGAAAGCAAAAGCAAGATTTCTGATATTAAAGAACAAAATGAATATGAATGGGGTAAAAACTGCGTTTTGCCTCCTAGTCAAGTAAATGTGTTTTCTTATATGCATACACATCCAACAGCTTGTTATGACATAAGAACAAAAGAAAATAAAAATAATAAGTTTCTTGAAATAAATCCGCCTTCAGCAAGCGACATTAATTCTATGGTCTTTTTCAATTATCGTTTTATTTTAGTTCCATCTGTAGAAGGTTTACATTTCTTAAAAACAACAAATAATTTTAACAATCATTATAAAACACAAGGAAAAGATGAAAAACAAATGATACTAGCCAGAATAAAACGAACTTATGAAAATGATTTACAACCGAAATTATTAAGTGAAATAGGAAATGGTGTGTTTATTCTTCCGAATTTAGACCAAACAAAACTTAGAAGGCTTATTACTTTATATGGGAATACATTAATTCAACTATTTCCTGATATATTTGTTTACAAGTTTATTGAATGGGCAGACACTGATATATATTTATATACAAATGAAATTATTACATAAATAATTTTGAACCAAAATTATTAGGAGTAGTTGTATTAGCACCGAAAAGAGCTGAAGTACCAAAATTATTAGGAGTAGTTGTATTAGCACCGAAAAGAGCTGAAGTACCAAAATTATTAGGAGTAGTTGTATTAGCACCAAAAAGAGTTGAAGTACCAAAATTATTAGGAGTAGTTGTATTAGCACCAAAAAGAGTTGAAGTACCAAAATTATTAGGAGTAGTTGTATTAGCACCAAAAAGAGTTATTCCAAAATTATTAGGAGTAGGAGTAGCACCAAAATTATTAGGAGTAGGAGTAGCACCAAAATTATTAGGAGTAGGAGTAGCACCAAAATTATTAGGAGTAGGAGTAGCACCGAAATTATTAGGAGTAGGAGTAGCACCGAAAAGAGTAGCACCAAAATTATTAGGAGTAGGAGTAGCACCAAAATTATTAGGAGTAGGAGTAGTTATAGCACCAAAATTATTAGGAGTAGGAGTAGTTGTAGCACCAAAATTATTAGGAGTAG